TTATATTATTGTATGGGAATAATCACCTATTCTGAGGAAAAAATTTCCATTAACCACTGGTTGCAATGGGGTCCTGATAGTCTGATACGTCACAGCGTGTTATTGGCTTTTGGGGTGTAGTCTTAGTATTCACTTGAGTGATTTAGACAACTTAAAACCTTGCACGTCACTGCCGGGGAAGTCCGCATATTCCCCTTGCCGGGCTTTCTGGTATCGCCCATGCCTGAATACGGTCCGCATATTCCCCTTGCCGGGGGTAAGTGCAGATAGACCTAAAAGAACCTGTTGGTGTATCTCTCATCATCGGCTATGTTTTAGACAGCTATGGATGAAACCACAAAAGCCACTCTTAAAGTTCAGCAACTCTTTCAATCTAATGGGACAGTCAAAAAACTACTCAAAGCCACGAAGAGCGATTGGATATCCAAACTCATCTATCTCGATGGAAAACCCTTCAGTTTTAAAGGTAGGGATTACCTATTCCCCATCTACAATACGAAGTACAAAAAGAAGCTTCTTCTTTGTGGAAGGCAGGTTGAAAAAACCACATCTCTTGCAAATGAAATCATCATTCAGTCTGTGCTAACCCCCTACTTGAAGACCCTCTATATAAGTCCGAGCCACTTGCAATCGAGACAATTTTCCAATGGCAAGCTGCGTCCATGGATTGAAGATTCACCGATCATCTCGAAGTACTTTTTAAACTCATCCACAAGTGCTCAAGTTTTTGAACGCGGCCTGTCAAATGGCTCTATGTGTTGGATTCGGTCAGCCTTCTTAAATGCCGATCGAGCTCGCGGTCTGAGTGCAGATCTTCTTTGTTTGGATGAGGTGCAGGATCTTCTTACCTCAAACATTCAGGTGATTGAGGAGTGCCTATCTCATGCTGAAGACCCCCAGGAGATTCTGAGTGGAACTCCAAAGAGCCTCGACAATCCAATACAGCAGCACTGGGATATCTCCTCCCAGTGCGAATGGCTCGTCCCCTGTGACCACCACATCCCTCAGCACTGGAACTATTTGGATGAGAAGTGTTTGGGAAAGGACGGGCCCATTTGCAACAAGTGTGGCAACCGGATTGACCCTAAGAATGGTAAGTGGATTGCGTTTTCAAATACTCGAGATTTGATTGGATACCGGATCTCGCAGTTGATGGTGCCTTGGTACCAGAACCCAGACAAGTGGAAGGAGCTTTTATATAAGCACACCCACCTTTCGAAAGGGGTTTTCTACAACGAGTGCCTAGGGATTAGTTTTGACAGCTCGAGTAAGCCGATTACACGCACGGAGCTCGTGTCTTGTTGTTCTTCTACACATCCGTTTCGGTATCAACCAGATGGCTGGACGAAGCGGATGGAGATCTTTGCTGGAATTGATTGGGGTGAAGGAACGGATGGAAGTGAGAAGTCTGAGAAGGGGCGGCTGAAGCATGCATCTTATACGGTGCTTTCTTTAGGAACGTATTTGTCACCTAAGTCCTTTCACTATTTTTACTACAAAAGGTTTGAGGGTAAGGAAGCTCACCCTACTTTTTGTGTGGACGAGATTATACGAATTCTTAGAGCTTTTAATGTGCGCTGCGTTGGGTCTGACTGGGGGCACGGTTGGGGAGTGAACTCTCGTTTAGAAGAAGTTTTTGGGGTGCATAAGATTATTCAGTTCCAACATGTGGGTATTCAGGGGGAGCGTAAAAAATACAATGAAGCAGGAAACCGATACCAATTGAGCCGAACGGAAGTAATGTCCGATTTCTTTAGTAGCATTAAGAAGCAAGAGATTGTGTGGCCTAATTGGGAAGCATCAAAAGATTTCCTCTGTGACATTGAAAACATTTACGCAGAGTATACAGACCAGAAGGCATTGAAGTATGACCACCGCGCATCTAACCCTGACGACGCATGTCACTCATCTATTTATTGTCGCGAAGCTGCTGATAATTATTATGGAATTGGGAGATAATTGGTTAAATAATTGTCTAAGTTAGATAAATTATTTCTAGTTTAACCAATTATCTAATTCGACTATTTAAATAAAATCACCGCCCAGGATATCCTGGGCGGTGCGAATGGAGACGTTGGTTTACATTGGCACTCAGGCACGCAGTCATGATTTGGTTTTCGAGAGATGTAAGGCACGCACATTGACTTTGGGTTTCAGGTGAGCATAGGCACGAAGTTGTGTTTTGGTTTTCAACTGGTGGTTGGCACGAATCTATTGCGTTTATGTAATTTTGTATTTATCCTATAAGCCTATGATGATGGGGCTCCCCCGATGAACAATTGGCGCTCTTCGGGGGGCTTCATAGAATTAAATAATATTTTAAAAATTAATAATTTATAAAACACTACTTAATTTTAGCAAAGCTTCTTTCAAAGTGACCTACCTCAGGATGAGTCTTTAACACCATATGTGTTTCTGGCATCACACGCTTCATGAGAACTTTTTTGCCGCGGCGAATGAGTGCCTCACCCGTTTTGTTATCCCGCATGTAGTACTCAACGGTGTGACTGTCAGGATCATAGGACACGACTAAGTCTAGTTTTCCACCCCAAGAAGTAAACACCTCAAAATCTGTTGTTTCTTTTAAAAATTTCATTTTATTACAACTACCACTTCTGCATTAGACTTCAATGCAGAAGTGGTACGAATTCACCTCTAGGGGTTCAATCGCATAATGGCAAACATCAGAGATTAGGGTTTCATATGATTGGTAGTACGCGGGGCGATCATGGGTTACACGGTCTCTTAGGCACGAAATACTGGTCTGGTTTTCAGGTCTATCAAGGCACGAACGAAACCGATGGGGTTCAAGAGATGTAAGGCACGAATAAATCCAGTGGGTTTCAATGTGGGCGGGGCACGACATGGCTGTTTGGTTTTCAATTCCCTATTGGCACGAATTCGCTTTTTGGGTTTCAGACCTGGTATGGCACGAAATAATCCGTTGGTCTTCACGAAGAGAAAGGCACACATTCTTTTGTAGGGTTGCAGTTTACGTTTGGTAAGCACCATCATTTTGGGCGGCATTGGTTCAAAGGCACGAATGGCCATATTGGTTTTCAAATGAGCACTGGCGCGAACTTCATTCTAGGTTTTCAATAAAGCATTGTCACGAATAAGCGTCTTGGACTTCAACATCGATGGGGCAAGCAGTCAAAATTAGGGTTTCAATTTCCTATCGGCAATCTGGGTATCAAGTTTATAGTGGCACGCATTCCTGTCTGGGTTTACAGGGCTCGAAAGGCAATCATTTCACTGCGGGTTTTCAAAGTGGGGATGGATAGCAGAACTTGTTGGGTTAGCATTGATGTCTTGGCACGAACAATCAAATAGGGCTTCATTACCTCGATGACGCGAAGTTCAATTTTGGATTGCATATAGTTTTTGACACGAACTACCGTTTGGGGTTTCAAGCACCGTAGGGCAATCAAGATTGCTATGGTTTTCATAACTCCTCTGGAACGAATTCCCGTTTTGGATTTCAAAAGGCGTAGGGCACGAACAATGGGGTTGGTTTACAACTCGGGTTTGGCACGCAAATGCGCCGTGGGTTTCAGTAGATCAATGGCATGAACGTTCTGATTGGTATTCAGGAAGGATGAGGCACGAACACGTATACTGGTTTTCACGGGATATGTGGCACGAACGTTCTGATTGGATTTCAGAAAGGGCTTGGCACGAAGTTGAACTCTGGATTTCAATTCTTGCAAGGCAAAAACCGGGACGAGCTCTCACCCGCCCCGGTTAGTTTAGAATATAAAATATATTATATTATATATTTTATATTTATGCTCTCACTTCAGGATTAATCCGAATTAGGTTAAGTCCCTTATGTGGGATTCCGCCTCGGAGTTTAGCCTCATCATAGGTAAGAAGAGGCACGAACCCTTTGTACTCTCGCCACTTGTTCAAGATATCTGTGATAAACATCTTGATCATGTAACGGGAAGCCATTTTATTGATGTGTCCCTTTGATTTACGAGAGAGCTGACTAGGAATTACATCCACAGTAGGCTTTTTGTTTTTATCAAAGGCCTGGATAGGCGTGTCTTTACGATATTGGAAAATTTCTCTTCCTTTAATGTTATAGACTCGAAAATCCTCTGGGATCATTTCGTTTCGTGTGCTGAGTCGCATTTTGTAATCCATCATGACCTTCACATTGACACACTTGGATGGATCTTTTGGATGCGGTTTAGGCAATCCTACAAGATCAGGAGAAGGTGCATTCTTCTCATTGTACTTACCTGCGAACCCTGTGTAGTAAGGCATCTGTGCCTTAGTCATACAGGAGGCAAGTACCCCTAGGAGTTTAGTACGAAGGAAGTGATTCCACTCGGCTTTCTCTCCTTTTTTGCGGTATTGGGCATGACCACCCGACCCGGTGTTCACATCATTTCCTAGAACCGCTAATCCTGCGTATTTCCAAAGTGCGGAGACACTGTGGAAGCGTTCAGGAGCAGAGACTTCTGAGATAATACAACCCGCCATCATCGTACCGACTCCGCGGTAGGTATTAATCAGGTAGTTGTAGAAGGGGCTATCCGGGGATCGCTGGAGAATATCATCGACCATCTTTTCGGTTTGTCGCTCGATTCTTTCAAGATGCTCTACAGTGTGGTCGATGAATAGGTCTTTGACACCAAAGACTCGTTCATAGGTTCCACTGCGAAGCCCTGCTGCAACACGGAGCTTTTGCAGATCGTAGAAGAAATGCACCCGTCGATTAATCTCGAGCTGTGCGACGAGAGCCATCAGTTCATTTTGAATCTCTTCTGATGGACTATCTTCGTACTTTTCGCAGAGTGTGTCGAAGGTAGTTTCCAACCAACCCCTTTTTCGTGGGGCTTTGATTGTGGCATCTTCTTCTCCATCTTCCATCGCGTTTTCATACTCTTCTAACGCTTCTGGATCTTCGGTGGTACCTACGAGAGCTTTTGTTCTAGCCTCAATAATATTGAGGATGGCCTGATGCTTCTCATCAAAAGTTCTGGCACCTAGAGCTTCAGCGTAAGCTTCTACTTCATCGGCAACAGAACTCTCCAGCTCTTTATTCAAAAATTTGCTGAGTGGAATTTGAGTAGGGACTCCAGTTTTCTCTTCCTTATCAGCAGCGCGTTCCACCCACTTTTGTTTGATTTCTAAAAACGTTTTGATTTGTTCTAAATTACTTGTTTTCTTTTTTACCATTTGAGTTTCCTTTGGTTTGCTTCAGATTATTTTAGTCCGTTAGAAGCGGGATCGGAATTGAGTTGTAGAGATGTGCTGTTGACACATCTCTACAACTCAGACTTGGTTTTGTTTGTTTTTATTTTTAGCAACTTGGTAAACTATAAATGCGAAAGTAAGCAGCATTACTTCAACGGGCCAAAAAACCCATAGAATAATCTTACTCATAGGATCTTTTGGTCTTTCTTTATCGATTACTTTTTCTGCATCTTCTCTGGATAGGTTTTTATGCGCCATCTCTATCTCAACGCTGGCTTTTTTAAAAAACCTATCTAAACCATTCCACGAGAGTTCACAGATTACTTTATAAATCATACCTATAATTGCATACTGAACAAAGATCATACTGACTCCTTTTGGTTCATTATTATAGTAATGAGAAGAGCACGAATGTGTATGTCTACATTCGTGCTCTTCTCACCTAGGGCAGACAACGATAACAGGAGGTAATTATGAAACGCCATCGTTGCCTACATTTATCTTATACCTGTTTAATCAAGCTATTGGGCGTGAGCTTCTACATTCTTGTAGTGTCTTTCATGAGTTTTCACCCATATTAGTTTGATCTGAGTAAAGTTTTCTCCACAGCGTTGCCACCTCAGATGAGACTTCACCTGAGTGAGGCCAACACTGTAAGTTCGCTCTTGTCCGTAGTTCCAATTAATCAAAGTGACAGGGACAGTACACTCATTCACCTTTCCTTTCTGTGCTTCGATTTGTTTCTTTTTAGTTTGAGACAGATCAGCCGTTGGTCTTAAGTGATCGATGAAAGCATCTTGAGAATGAAGGTAAAGCACTGCATTGACAAAGAGTCTGTAAACCGCATTTCTTTTTTTATGCGCTTCAGGCTCGATCCCAATCTCAGTAACCTTTCCTTCAATGTACCTGTAGTCAACACCTTTGAATCCATTATTACCCCCCATTGCACCTACTTTATCCTCAGTAAGTTCGGTGAAGTAATGGCCCAACACATACCCAAAGGACTGAGTAGTCATCCTTCGATTATGCATACTAACGGCTAATATCTTCATCTCTGGATTATCCACTCCACGCACCTTGAGGGGGTAGTTCTTCATTTTCCCAATATAGACATAAGCTCCTTCTACATCTCCGTCATCATCATCAATGGTACCTGGCGGGAGATAGAAGTAGCCCATGAACTGTTCGGATAAATGATCGATCGGGATTTCTCGGTCAATGTTTGAAAGATCTTGGCCGAAGTCTTTTTGGATGCAATAGACTTTAGAACCGTACTGCTTGAACATTTTGCATGAAACGATGTGCTGAATGAAAGAATCGTCTTTGACAAGTTCCCCAATGTTTTTTGTATAGACTTCTTCTGGGTTTACTTGGTCAAAAACAACATTGTCCATCATCTCTTGATAAAGACCGCGGATGAATTTATCTCCGCGTTTATTTAAAACGTACTCCGGATGGAGCTCTTGGTTGAAACGCATTTTTGCTCCTTTTTATATTAATAATATTATTGTAAATAAAACGGCGCACACGAGAATGTCGTGTGCACCATTAACAATTTGGTTAAGCCAGCAAGCATTCTCTGATAAAGAATGTCATCTTATTAGTCATGAATCGACTATCTATTCTAGCCTCAACATCGATCTCAACGATCTCTTCAATCCCACCACGCCGCCACTTAGCTTCTTCGCTTTCATTTGCAATTGCTTTTTTGTATTCGATACGGAGATCTTCATATCGCGGATCAGAAAGCATAGTCTTAACCACATCTTTAGTGAACTCGAAATCTATGTCCCACTTAGCTTTGACTTCTTTTGCAAAATCTCCCTCAAGAAGCACATCTTCTTGACCTCTTTCCTTTTGAACAAGGGAAAGAGTCTTTTGGCAACATGGACAGGATAGGTTGTTTTTTATGACGTACATGGCGATCTCCTTTCGTTAGGTTAAGTGTAATTCGTATGAAACAAGTACAACCTCATAAAATCTCTCATTCCATCATCCATAAATTTTGGTTTTAATTCAGTTTGTACTTTTCTTTCAATGTTACGCCTACGGATTTGGCGGTCATCATCATTAAAAACCTCTCTATATTCAGCGCGTATTTTTAAGTACTTAGGACTCAAAATCAATTCTCTTATTCTTACCTTTTCTACTTCAAAAGCATCTTTGTACTTAACTCTAGTCTTTTTTGCAGAGGTCATCTCCATAAGTGTATTTGCTTGGCCACGTTCTTCTTGTATAAGCGCGAGAATTTTTTTACAGCAAGGACATTCTAAATTATTTTTTATAATGTTCATGACAATCTCCTTTTATTTATAGAATAACTGTTAGATAAAAATAAACCCACGTACACACAGCATGTGCCCGCGGGTTTATTCACTGGTGCGCTAACTTATGCAATCAACACTTAACGAGTTTTAGGCTATTAGTCTTAGAGGCTTCTTCCTCCTCCTTATTAATAGCACCAAGCTCTTTGTTATAAGTTATTCTCAATATCCCAATTTCTGCTCGCCTTTTTATACGATCCAGCTCATTTTCTATAGTATTCGTCATAATTACTTTTATTCTGCACTCGAATACATCCTCAACTAGTGCACGCTGTTCCTCAAAAGTAAGAGATTCCGCCTTATGAATCCCCACAAGGGTTTCTAAATGACTATTCAATGCCTCCAAAACCATCTTCTTATGTAGAGGGGCAGAAGTAGCACGCCAATGATTACCCTCATGAGTGATCAAGATATTTGGATCATCACTCACCATCATCTTTTTAGCAGTCTCTTCAGCGTACTCCTTACAGAATGCATCGATTTTAGCGAACTCTGTTTCAAGACTCTTATGCAATTCCTTACGACGAGTTTGGAACGGAGTCGGAGGTGTAACAGCTTTCTCAATTCCCCACAAAGCAGCATAAGTCGCAGACCCAACAGCAGTAGCCACATAAGCCATTCCAAGTAATACTGGTAACATATAGGACTCCTTTTTTATATTGATGTTGTTAATAAATGAAGAAACTGCATGACAGCGCCGTGCAGTTCCTTCGGTTGATAATTATTTATCACATTTAGCTTCTTCAGGGAGTTTGTCTCCAAACTTCTGAGTCAGCTGCAACGGACAGCCAGCGACAATGTCGATGGCTTCCACTGCGATAATGATGGCACCCGCTTCAGCATAGAGTGGCGAGTTTCGAATAGGGGCTAGGGAACAAGCACACATAGACAAGGACAATAAGACTATTGCACAACGTGACATGACCGTTCTCCTTTTGTTTTGATAGGATTGATATTACCTTGACGAACTTGCTCCATCTCATCGAGATGAATATTCATTTTGTCGTAGGATGTTTTGATAGCCGGGATAGTGAATTTCCGCATACAACGAATAAATGTGTAGACGGATATCTGCAGCACAGAAAGATCAAAAAGGATTTCAAGTTCCGACCCACCATTTTTAATTTCCTGGTATAGCAGGACCGCTAAGGCTACTGATGCTATACCTGAAACAAAGGTAATCGAAACTGCCTTTTTAAAACACTTCCGCACTCGCCCTAAAAACACATAAGCTCTTGGCAGAAAGTTTTTTGTTGTAACCGTTGCCCAGAAAATCACCGTGAACAAAAGAACTGCAGTTGGGCTATGTGTTAATCGAAAGAGCTCACTACCAGGTATAAACTTCCAGATTGTTTTAAATGTTTGTACTAAACCTTCAAGAACAACTTCTGGGTTGTAGACTGCGCGAAGCAGACCATAATCTAAGGCGACTGCAAGAACTACTGCAACGAGCATCCAAACTAATCCAGACAGGACGGACTTACGTCGTATCAAGAGTGACATGGGATTCTCCTTTTTAATTAGGAAATAATTTATATAAATTATTTTATATAAATTATTTCCTATTATTTAATACAGGGGACTTGAACAACTTCTGCATCTTTGTTATTTAACTTCATCATCAGATCTCTCGCAAAACGAGTACTAATCAGATGAAGACTTTTTGATATCAGGTGGAACTCCGAGATTTCTAGAAGGGAACTGTTTTGCTTATTGGGCAGAACCGCTAGATCTTTGAGTAGCGGAAGTACATCAGGGTACCTCTTATCAAACTCAACGAAGTTTTTACTCAACTCGCTCAGCACCTTCACAAACTCTCGTAATCGCTTATGATCATCTTTACTTAGTTTTGTTGCTGGATTGGGCATCATTTGGACCTCCTTATTTTAGTTTTTGTACAATATTACGAACCCGGCTCATAAACATTCTATAGATAATTAACTCTACCCAGCATTGACATTTTTGATACCATTTTGCAGTTTTAAATATCTTTCTGATATTCTCCTCAACTTGCTTTTTATCTACAGCAAGCTGAAGCTGCATAATCGCAATTCTACGAATAGTTGCTTGCGATAAGTCTCTAAGGTCTTCTGCTCGAATATGGTCTTCATGATTATCTAGGACACTGTCTCTGAGAGCTTGCGCAGACGCATCAACGAGGAACCATGTGTTTGTATCTTTAGTATAGGGTTCCATGATCCGATGCATTTCTCTTCCAACAGCCTGAGCCAATTCAAAGTCTCGATCTACGGACTGAGTCTTTAGTTTTCTTGCAAGCATATTTTCTCCTTTATTTAAAGGTGGTTTAAATACAAATGCCCAGCCATCGGTTAAGTGATGACTGGGCAATAGATAGCAAATCCTCTACTAATTAACTTATACCCGGAAAAGGGCTGTTTTTGCCAGGTGCGTCAGGCCTTGTTTTTAGGTCCTTTGTATCGTAGTTTTTCAGGAATTGGGCTGCCAGGTAACCAACCACTTACATTAAAATTGCGGTTAGTATTTACAGCATCCACCTTTGGTACCCAGCTAGTTGGATACGTTCTTTTTATTGCAAGGTCAGCTGCACGAATTCCTGAGCCGCTTACCGACTTTTGAACTGCACCGCGGGCACCTCTAAAAAAGTCCCCTAACCCAGCCACTTTCAAAAACCCCAACTCCCATGACTTTTTCATAAGTAAAATCATATCAAATAAAATAACCAGGGTCGAGCATGGACTCAACCCTGGTTAATAATCAGCTACTGAATGACTTGTCTGCCTTCTGTGATTCTTTCAAAAGGATCTCTCTCAAGCTCTTCCTCAGCTTTACTCCCCATGATAATGATTGGGGTTCGAGACCGGTCCGCTTGTTCACTAAAGATAGGAATCTGAGGATCGAATGTAAGAACATAACCAGGCGCGATCTCGAGGTCAATCTCTTGACCAGGGAGCGCGTTTCCTTTAGCAATCAAGAGAGTCTTGATAATCTCCTGAAGTTGCTCAATGGTGACAGAAAGACGGGTGACTACTTTGGGTGTTTTATTGGTTAGGGCTATTTGCATTGTTTTGTTCCTTATTCCTAGTGCAGTGTTTTTATACTTCCTTCAAAAAACTCTTCTATTGCTTCTTTAATAAATTTTTTAGATAGGTGTGCTTTAAGAGTTCTTTCTTTGATGAGCTTAATAAATTCCTTTCCTCTTGCAGAAGCTTCGCTAATTTCTTCATCTATTAGCGCATCCAAATCTTCTAAATTCATAGCGCATCTCCTTTATTATTTAGTCCAGCATGGATCTAAATGTCCTTCTACCTCTACTGGCACTTTATTCATTCGGCGCTGGCCACACTCGATCATGATTTTCTTCTGAAGCTCGTGGACTTCCTCTGCGCATGTTTTAGGGGCATCTAAAACGATCTCATCATAGACTTCTTTGTACATGCGTGCGTCATAGCTTCTTTTCTTGCACTCCTTTCTGATTTCGTACATAGCCTGCTTGGTCCATTCTACGTTCTCGCTTTGAACCAAGAAATTAGCTCCAGCTCGCTCAATTCCAGACCAGGCTGATTTACATTTATCCTCAGCTTCTTTATAAGCTTCACTTTCTTGGTCTTCAGTTAGATCCTTTCCTTTGTTCTTTTTTCTAATTGCTGCAAGAACAGTTGCTTTTGATCTCCCGTATTCTGGTTTGATCCACCAGCGTTTTCTGCCGGAAGTGTTTACCATCATGAGTTTATTTCGTGCAGTTGCCTTCTGACTTTCCAGCCAATCGACTGCAGTACCGAAAGTACGTTTATAACGCTCGAAAAGATCCTTGCATTCCTCTATTGTTGTTTTGTATCCTTCACCCATTAACGATACATAAAGTCGTGTGGGTCCCATTCCATAAGCTAACGGATTTTCCAAAATTACTTTTGGTCCAGACTATACCTTGTAGCAAATCTTGCTACCTCACCGTATTTACACTTTCGTGTACCCAGTCCGCAGGCGTTCTGTCTGCGCTGTGAGTCGTTGCACGCTTCCAGTGTTCCCACCGGATTCGCTCAGGATTGCCCTTTACATAGACGTAATTCGGGTTTCCCTGAATTGAGTGAGTTTTATTTCGGCTCGGCTTCTCGCTAACCGAAGTTGATTGTCTTCGTAGGTTGCCTAATCGGATCTTTCTTCTCTACTTTCTCCCGATTAAAGAGCATGGCTGCAACAAAACAATGGAAGTCCACTCCTGAGTTGAAGCCTTTGATCATGAGTTCATCTCCGGAGAGCTCTGCTAAAATACGCAGCTCTGCCCCGCTATAATCCACTGTGGAAATCAACCGGTCTGAGTCAGTTGTGAAGCACTGCCGATAGCGTTTATCCCGCGGGATATTTCTATCATTGAGCCCTCCCTTTCCTGATCCTCGTCCAGTTTCAGTTCCCCATTGATTATTCTGAAGATGGATTCTGCCCGTTTTCTTATTGATCGCATCTAACCACTTTTGACCATATCGGCTAATAGCAGTCTCCGCGGCACGGTATTTATTGAGTGCCATAATGACTGGAAGATGCATGATCTTCTTTTGCACCTCCTTACCTGTGCTTTCAATCTCTGCGCCATCAATTTCAACCCCCATCCACTGAAGTCCATAAAGAACTTGTGAATGAGAACCATAGTTTACTGCCGTTCCGCCGAAGAGGTCTTGTCCATAGACGGGCTCAAAGAAGGTATCCAGCTCCTTTTTAGCCTCAAGCAACTTTCCTTGCTGGGTATGCATGAGATCAGTCCAGGCGCTTGTGTCAAGTTTTTGACCATAGACATACATATCCCCATAAGCAGGAATCGCGTTGTTTTCCGTTCTCCAAGTGGCTAGAAGATTTTCTTGTATAATCTTCTTTTTCATCTCGTCACCGATTAGAAAGAGATCAGCGGTATCTTCAGCAGCGTAAGCAAGTTGTTCAGTTGTGAATTCTCCCACATGCCCAATGAAGCTCTTTTGGAGAGTTTTATCTCTTTCCTTTTTGATGTATTTCTTGGTCACTGCTGCCAAACTGCGACCATCAAATTGGATACCATTTGTGAGAGCGATCTCTCCTAAGAATAAATCCCAACAGCCTTCTAAATCGATCCCAGCAGTCCCCTTGATCATGCTGTAATCGAAGAGAAGATTAAAGCCTAACTTCGCAATTGCTTCATCTGCAAGCAAATCTTTGCAGGCTAAAAGACAGCGCTTGTCTCGGGTATCAATCAGATAAGTGTTCTTTCGACTACTCAAAGAAAGAAGAATCACTTGGTTGTCGTGTGGATGTAGGCCGGTAGTTTCTGTATCCACTGCAATAGATTTTTCCAGTCGCAGTTGTTTTGCAATTTCCTCTACTTCGGATGGATTGCTTGTATATTTATAGTTCATGGGTAAACCTCCCATGAAACTTATACCAGCAAAAACCACATTTTTACTTTGTAGTAAGGTCTAATTTTTACTTTGTAGAAAAATCTAATTTCGCGCTCGAATTGCTGCGATTTTCCTCATAGTTCCAGCGTAAAAACCTTCAACTGGATAATAGGTAGGAGCAGCCACACCGAAGGTAGCAAGATGGGTGAGTGGGATTTCTGATGCAGTGAATACAACGACTCTTCCAAATTCTCTGACAATACGCCACGCATGTGAAAGGAAGTCATCTCTTACTGCTGGATAGACGGAGGCTAGAATCAGAACATCGACACTATCTGTGTCGATCCCACTCAAGTCATGGGCGAACCCAGCACCTTGGCAAAATCCTCTCGTAGTTTCCTCAAGCTGGACAGCACGCCGCATTTCTATTTCACGGTCAAGCTCCGGGATCTGAGAAGGGATAAGAATACTGACTCGAACGGCATATTTAGGGACAAGAGAGGAAAGAGGGATGAGGTGAGTGCCACCCACAATTAAAACATCACGTCGTTTAATAGGAGCGTCGAACGCCGTAGCCGGAGCGGTAAGTGGGACTAGCTGAGTTGCTTTAACGATCGCTTCGATCATGGAAATAGTTTATCACAGTTTTTCAATAGGGGTTAATTCGTAAGCCATTTTGCAGTTAGACAGGCTTTCCCAGGGGTGCCACTCGATTGTACAATCACTGTAAATTTTCGAGTTGACCGTTTCAAAGATTTCATCTTTATGGCTGACTACAAGAAAGGAATGCCCTTTAGAAAGTGTGAGCATGATACAGAAACCACTAGCAAGGGACTCTAGTATTTCATTTTTATCAAGCCCAATACTTTCGGCATGAATCTCGCATGATTTAAATAGAAACCCTTTAAAAAAACATTCTCCTTTCTCACAACCGCCCTCTTTAGAAAGTCGTTTAAATTGCTCGTCACCTTCTTGACAATCCTTAATTGGCTTCTGATAAAAAATTCGAGCATTAAGTATAGCGATTAAAATCGAATGAGAGCCGTAGGTCTGTAAGAGATAAGGTTCTGGAATTGTCATAGAGAATTGTATATTTCCTCAAATTGTTTTACATGCTTAGCTGGACTCCAATAGGTCTCCATCCAAGAACGAGAACGCTCCCCGTAACCTCTGATAAAATCTGGAGATTGATCGAGAACCCACTTGAGAGTTGAGTATAACTCTTCAGGGGTAGTGTCGATGATAGGTAAGGCGGCCATGCCCCCAAATCCTACAATTCGTTCCATTGCCTTTCGAGTCGGCTCATCGAGATGAACAATCGTCAAGCAACCCATCGCTAAGTACTCTAAGGTACTTAAATGGTATGAACCTGTAGACACTTCGTCAATACCAATCCAAGCCCAGCGCTTTTTTAGGAGGCATTCTTCATAAGGGACATTGATGATTACGTCCCGATTGATCCGTCCTTCGCGCTCGAGACGGCGTAGGATAGGATCCACAATATCATATCCCTTATTATCCCAATCTTTGAGGTTGATGTTACTAGGAGAGTAAGAAACGGTAGGAAAAGCGTCTTCCCACTTAGCCTGTAAAGGTTGGTATTTAGATTCGAACGTAGGAATGACATTAGGGACAACGAATTCGCATTCTGGATAAAACCTAGTGTGGTATTGGGCTATAACTGCATGTTTGATGGTTTTATCAGCAATGCTGTTCTCAAAGTTTTCGGTCGAGTGTCTGGGGCTATGGTACTGAATCAGGGCAGATTTGGTCCGAGCGATCTCAAGTAACTCTGGATGTGTTTGAAAGAGCTCGAGATTCCAAGCATAATTATGAAAATGAATCACATCAGTTGATGTGATTAAACTCTCTAATTTCCCATAGGGGAGCTCACGCCAAAGTGTGCCCCCCACATGTGTTTTGTTGATGTTCGCTTTCCTATTTAAAAGAAGAGTAGCTTCATGACCGAAATGATTAAGGCAGCGCACTAGATTATCTGGGGCATTTGAGAGGGGCGTATTACTGAGATGGAGGATCTTCATAGTCCCTCCAATACACTCTGTATAATCTGTTCATTTTCTTCATCAAGTTGGTTAAGCTGTCTCTGGATATCTTCAATCCTAGGGTCACGGATTAGTCTCTGAATCGTATCCCGAATACAAGCAAGATCATCGGGATCCTCAATCAGAGTATGTGTTTCATGGGGTAGAACGCGGACCCCGGGTGTAGTGGCGCATGGCACCCCTAACCTATAGGATTCGCAGAAGTTTAGTCCAAAGCTTTCCGTGATGGAGCCTTGTACATTACAAGTCATCGATGAAAGTAGGCCTTGGAATTCCCCTTGAGACTTGAATCCTTCTTCGATTACTGGAATTTCCAGCGAATGGATTAAGACGCTATCCTGTAGAGTGTTCACATGAATTTTAGCGTCATTCAGAAGAGATGCCCCTAGGATCATGCTCTGTTGATTTTTCCAAGAATAGTTTGTTCCAAAAATTCCAATATGAGGAGAAGAGCTTCTTTTCATATTGCTCGTCATCGTAGGCTGTGGAACACGATTAGGGAAATAGACTGCCCGCGGGTCTTTTAACACAAGATGTTGGTTGGGCCTGACAAAACCTATCCGATCAATTTTTCCTCTTTTTAGAAATTTGATCCATTTAGCAAGCAAGTGTCCATCCTGAGGGGCGATACTGTTGAAGGTATAAGTACTATGCCAAGTAAAGACGATCTTGGTAGCAGGGTAAAAACTTCTTATCTTTTCGACTAAAGGAAGATACCCACTGTCTCCTCCAATAATAAGAACGCTAGGTGACCGATAAACTATTTTCTGAAATGCTTGGTTTAGATCAGAATCATTCACAATAGGGGGCACAGGTATCCATCGATCTTCTCCAACCCAGTTTTTAACTGCGGTGGAGACGCCTGTGTAATTAGGGTTACTGATCCCTATGATATTAAAATATTTTTTGTGAACTTTTGCCTGAATAGTTGGCGCTTTGTCGAGAATTAACTTTTGATAGAGCTGGTCGTATTTTTCAGTCATAGCAACCGAGCTGAATTCTTGAATGGCCAGTTGTCGTGCAGCCCGTCCTAATCTAGTTTGGATCTTAGGGTCTGAGGCTAAATCCTGGAGATTTCGCACAAAATCTTTTGTGCTATTTGAAATGAGTGCATTTTCATCGTGTGTAAATTTGTGCGAAATTCCGCCGCAATCCCACATATTAATTGGGAGACCAGACGCGGCAGCTTCCGCGATACTTAGGCCAAAACCTTCACTCGTGGATCTACTGATATAGATATGCGCATCCTGATAAAATTTTTCTGGATCTTCGGCATGTCCGAAGAAACAAACTCGTCCTGGAGCATGGGCTGCTGCGTAATTATAGATCGCGTCAAAACCGACACCTGCTCCCACGATCCAAAGTGACCATAGCATATTTAATTCCTTACAGGCGTCAATCATTGCAATATACTGTTTGTCCCCTTCACAAAGTCTACCTACATGGAGAATAGTCAGTGACCCTCTAGGATCTAACTTTTGGGTGGGTATAAATCTTTCAGTCTCGATTCCGTTTGAAATCACTGAAACACGGTCACGCCAAGCTGGAAGACTCGTTAAAAAGAATTCTTTTGCGTCTTCACTCACTGCTACTATGTGAGTCGTATGCTCTTTAGACGTAGTGGTCACATCATTTTGAAAATGCTTTCGTCCATGAACAATTTCGATTGCAGCCCCTTTATACTTCGCCAAGCTCATGGCAGGAGACATCCATGGATTATGAAAATGTTGGATCACATCAGGGCGGTAGTTGTGAATGGCGTCGGCAAGCTCTCCAACATTTTTACAACAGACGATATCAGCATACTTGCCGAGCTCTACCCAAAAATCATCAGTGACTTGGTAGTGATTAGTGACAACAATAAGTCGGTATCGATCTTTGGGTAGGTGTTTGCAAAGAGTTAGGAGTTGAGTTTCTGCCCCACCGAGAATAGCCCCCGATAAGTAGTAAAGTATTTTAGTCATACAATGAGCCGATCTTCGGAAGCAATGAGGTTCAAAAATTTGGAGGTGTACCGAATCCAGATGAGTTTGGTGGGATCAAAATTAATTTCGGAGAGGTTAGAGCCTGTCTCATCTGTGTAGCGGATATATCCTAACACCCTGAGTCGAGTCAGTCCTGCAGCAGTAGCTCGTGGCTCTATGCCGCACTGCTCAAACCCCCAAATCAGGTCCCCTAGCAGCCCCTCACATACTTTTTCTGCTCGTTTGAAGCAATCAAGTAAGCTTACAAAGATGAGAGTTGCAACATCTCCTGTACCTAATTCTGGTGGTATTTCCTTCACTCCGCGGAAAGAAGGTCTCAGCTGCAAGAGTGGCTGTTGATTCGGGTTTTCAAGCAAACTTGATGGAAGAAATACCTGCTGAGGGGGACGTTTCATAATCAATGAGTCTCCAAGAACATTCAAACAACTAAATTGAAACATTGTCCAGACATTCTGTATGAGCTAAAATAGCCTTATGTTTCTAACAGGATTGAATAAAGTGGCGACAACCTTGGTAACGATGACTCCTGAAGAGTACTACGATATAGCTCATGAAAAGGATCCTGCTGTAGGTGCTGTCGCAGGTGGGGCGCTAGGTGGCCTTGCTGGCGCGATCAGAGGATCTAAAGGGGGTAGATCGAGAGCTGCTCTTATTGGAACAGCCCTTGGTGCTGCAAGTGGAGCCTCTACGGGTGCTCTTGCTGGAAAAGCCCTCAAGCGATATCAGACTAAGAAGTTGCGCAACCTGACAGAGCAGCTGCACTTACGGACTACGCCTGGCAAGAAGCGCGACAAATAGGAGACCCCATATGTATCGAGATAAAGAAGTTTTGAACAGCTTCGCAAAAATCGCGGCTGACGAGTATTTGGGAAAGAACCAAACAGCTCTTAACACAACTCTTAAGAAGGTCGCTAGTCAGGAAGGACTTAATCCTCATCAGATTGAGTATGTAGTTGCTGAAGCAAATAAGAAAGTCTGGTCCAGCCTCTATGCGATGGATAAAACGGCTTCTTATGATTTCCCATTAGCAGATATGAAAAGCATCTTAAAAGATTTACAAATTACCCACACTAAAGTAGCCCAAGTTGAAGATATTGATCTAGATTATTTAAGTGCTCCCCGTTCCACAAAGCTCGCTTCTTTTGATCCTCTCAAGGAACTCGGTTTTATACCTGAAGAAATCGAAAAATCTGCTTACGCAAGAAAAGAAGTAAAAAAGCAGCTTCAAAATCGTTTTGAAAAACTTTCGATGGCTAAGGAAGAAATCGAACGATTAATTATTGTAAATACAACGGAGCTCGAAAATCTAGAATTGCAATTTGTAAAGACAGCTCGCGCTCTGATTATGGAGGAAGCTCTTGAAGATCGCCCACAAGCTATGGAAAAGATCGCAGAATTCCTAGCTGGGTGTGGTGATGTGGACCAGGGAAGGTCTCTTATCAAAAAGCTATCCCACGTTTTGAAACGTCAGGGCCTCATGAAAGAAGCTGACCTCAAGGCGCCAGAGCAGTACATTTCGAACAAGACCCCAGCCAGAATTGTGAACGGGGAGCATGCTCTTTATATAACGATCAAGACGATCTTTGACAAAAAAGATTATGCAAGTAATCTCAACCACCGGTATGAGATTGTGGATAGTAGCCTTCCTGTGATTAAGGAGAAAATCCGTGAGCTCTAATAAATCATTTATTGCTGGATTAGAGAAAGTTGCTTTCTTAGGAGCCCTTGCAGGCATGGCGGGTAGAGCTGGAATGGGCCTTTTAGGTGGGGCAGCCCGAATGGGTGGGAAAGCTGCATTGGGCGCCGGAAAAGGCATCGTGAGAGCAAGTGGTGGCCCTCTGAATGCAGCTCTCAATGTAGGGAGTGCCGGCATGACAGCAAATGATTTATCAGGCCGTCTCCGAGATGCGAGCAGGGGTCTTTCGTGAGGGCTGACTTTCTTAAAGATAGCTTTGTTTTCACAGAAGAAACAATTCGTTTCTTAAACGAGGATATGGATTATCTTGAGAAAGCAGCCTCAGCTGAAGGGATAAAGAATTTTTTAAAAGCAACTCTCCCGTCATTAGTTCCTATTCTCGCCTCCACTGCAGTGGGTGGAACAATTGGTTACTTTGCTGCTAAAAAACAACATGAGGCTCACTTATCAGGCCTTATGAAAAGCTATAATCAACTAGGACAAACAAGCGAGTTTAAAAAAAATCCAATAAACTTTGGTCAACGTTTTTCAGAGTTAATGCTAATTTCCCCAACCATTGCCTCTAATCCTGGACTTGCCTCTAAAGTCATTACCCCCAGACTTTCTGCTGGATTTGATCTAGATGATGTTCATCGACTATCTGCAATCGAATATCATACGAGTCGTACACCTAGACCACAGCTCCCTGGAGCAGCTGCAAAAGCGCAAGCTATGGTAGGCTTAGACCAAGCAATGCGCGTAGTTCTACCTGTTCTGACAGAGCGGGCTATGAAATCCTCTGAGACTCCTTCTCAGATAGATCTTTTTGGTTCTGGGGCTAATAAACCAATAGATATTGATCACCAAGACATCCGGAACAGAATCGAGTCGTTCCATCCCACAGCACGCGCAGCTGCGCTACAAGCAAGAGCAGAAAAATGGCGAGCGCAAGGTCAACCAGAAGATCAAATTTTAAGAGCAACAGCTGCCTCTATGGAACCGCTGAAAAAAGACTGGGAAGCTACGCTGTCGCATTACAAATCTGTTGACCCGCGGATCCAAACAGCCTTTGAAAAAACTTTATCTGAAATGGGTCTAAAAAAAGAAGGAGCAGCCTCCATGACGGCGAAACCACAAGAATCGGTTAGCGAGGAGTGCTTAGGGCGGATGCTTGCTGAGACTCATATGATGTGCAAAGAAGCGGGGCTTCTTCAGACAGTTGGTAACTTTCTGAAGCCTAGTGCAAATAAAATGGTGGATTATGCAAAGGCAATGACCATTCCTCTTGCAATAGGTGTAGGCGTCCAAGCAATTCGTTCTCTGATGCAACAGCGTGAAAATGCTCAGATGCGCCAACAGGCTGACCATGTATTTTCAAGTCTTAAACGTACGAGTGATGTTGTTAGAGAAAACCCAGAAATCGCCTCAGAGGCTTTTGATTCACTTCGCAGTTTTGCTCCGGCACTTGCTGTGAAGCCCATCATCGCGAGAACTTTTGTGGAAAATGTGGTTAATAGCCAAGGACAACTCGCCCCGAATACTGCCAACATGTTGGCCTCCACTCAGCAGATTGTTCAATCTATTCATAAACAAACAGGTGGCGGATTTATTGCTGGCCTCAAAGAGCCCATGTCTTTATTTTCAATGCACATGTCGGCGGATCATGAGGGTGGGCATTCAAAAAAAAGCGCTAAAACAGATAACGAAGGTTTAGAGAGGTTTAATAAAGCAATGATGTCCATGTCCCACAAGAAAGGGACTTAGCCGTTGGACAAACGAATTGTCTTCCCCGGAAATACTGACGACAAGCGCGAACTCTTCTTTGTACGGGAAGACCGGAATTACTTGCGTAAGCATGGCGGCAGTTACCATCCAAAAGTAGCAGAATACATCGAAAAAGCTAAGCCTATAAAGGATTTAGTGCAGGTCCTTTTGACCGCGTTAGGTGCATATGAGTTCTGGGGACAGAACGTTAATGGAGATCGATTCAGAGAAGGACCTCTTTCTCACGAGGGCGATACCCACGGATATAAAACTTTTTTAACTAATGCCCACTATTTTAATCACCACATGAACTCTGACCCAGCACTAGCAAAAGGAAAAATTCTTCATGCGGTCTGGAATGACAAATCAAAACGAGTTGAGCTCGTTATAGGAATTGATATTAATCTAGACCCAGATGCAGTTACGTCGATTGATCGCGGAGACAATCTCACATTTTCTATGGGTGCAAAAGTCCCTTTTGATGTCTGTTCTATCTGTGCCAATAAGGCTAAAACTCGGGCAGAGTATTGTGAGCATTTAAAGTATATGATGAATCAGATGGATCCAGTGAGCAGCCAATTGGTGGGTGCCGATAACACAATTCCTAGATTTTTTGATATCAGTAGAGTTCTTATTCCCGCAGATAAAACTGCTTATATGTGGACTAAAGTAGCTGGGGCGGCGAATCCTTATCGTTCCATTGGGAGTGCAGAGCTTGCTGAACTTCCTCCAGGCAAAATTGCAGATCTAAGTTACCTCAGTAAGGTAGCAGAAGAACGACAAGTAATTGCCAGCGAGAAATTTGGAGCTGCAAAAAAAATCGCAGTGAGCAAAAGTGCCGAAATAACAAAACGAATCGAGACTACTCTTCAGCCCAAGACTGTCGACCATTTGGAGCGGGTGATTCCCCCTAGCAAAGCTCTTCTTCAAGAGACCTCCCCTACGCTTCCACCAGAAGTGATTGCTCGTTTGCGAGAGCTCGCTCCTTCTATCGCTCATCTTCTTTCAACAATGATAGCGATGGGGATTGAGCCTAAGAAAGAAGAAGTTTCAGGCTTATTAGGTTCAGAGATGACCCAAGAAACTTTGAGCTCAATGGAGTTATCACCTGATTTAGTAAGCGATCCTGTCGCGGAAGTGCTCGGACCTTTTGCTGGCGAACGGAGCTTTGCTCGCCCTATCCTCATAAAAAGAATTCTTATTTTAGCTAAAAAATTAGATGACGGTGATCCGGAAATCATAAAAAAGGCAGAAACAATTCAAGATCTTATGTCTAGTAGTGTCGCCCGTAGACCTCCATCAATTCATCCAGGGTACGTGGCAGGAGTACTCGCCGCTCTTTATGCTCTCTTTGGTCACCATGCTGGACCTATGGCGCAGGGCGCTGGAAAAATAATGGCGAATCATCCTCTGATCACCCTTGCTTTAGGTGCAACGGGTCTTGCAGCATTGAACTCTTTAACAGGAACTACAACTACTGGATTATATAGTGTTGACGATCGTTCCCGTGGGCTTTACAATAACGACTGGCAGAGCAACATTGTTAGAATGCAATCGCGGCCTGTCACGGTTATAAAAACCGGCGCTGTTAAAAAATATGATTCGGAACTCGCCAAAAAAGTCTTTTTTGGCATTCCTGCGATCTATGCGGCTTCACAAGTGGCTAAAATAAAAAAAGACACAAGCGAATCGCGAGGACGGCGTCCAGGTGTTGTAACTAATTTGATGGCTAGCCATCCAGACGTGATTTCAGGTGGAGTACTCGCTGAACATCTCATGGGTCGGCCAATCAGTCAGCATGTGTCTAAGGCGATTGAGAGTGGAAAACGCCTCTTTAAACATGCATCAATCCAAGATATTGAGTTTCTAAGCAGTATTCCAGAGGAGCAAAAACCCCTCTTCTGGGATCTTGCAATTCTTGATGCTGCAACACGTATCACAGAAAAATTAGGAGGATAGTATGGCTACGTTAAGTGACTTGTTAGCTGAGTGCGGGCTAGGTGAAGCAAAGACTACTGAGCAAACCAAGCAGGCATCAGCAACTTCTTCCACTCAAGAAGTGGATCAGGTGTTGGAAAATTTGGGGTTAGGTACCACCGCTTCGGTGAAAACTGCCTCTGAAAATGTGAACCGGGGAGGATCTATGGCAAAAGGCAGCTTGGCTGAAATCTATGAACAGATTATGGGGGATGTTCCCTCTGCTACCGATGAAAACGAAGGCACTACTAAAGTAGCAGCCTCCACTGAAGATGAAACGGGCACTGAAAGTGACGAAGAGCGTACTGCTTTTGGTGAAATGGTTGGTCACTACTTCAATGCTCAACTTGCTCCCTATGTTGAAAAGATTGCGTTTGATGCCAATGCCCCAGGAAATGATGAAGTCCCTTTAAAACATATTAATCCATCAGGTGGGTTAACTAATGTTGTCGGTAAGCCCGCAGAAGCTGCTCTTCCTATGAATCACAGCGGATCGAGCGGAGAAAAGATTCACGCGACCACGAAGAACACATCTCCTTACTCCCTCGCGGTGAAGCAAAAAATTCTAAAACGTATGGCCGATGAAGGTATTGTCGGCGAACAAGCAATGTAATTTTGCCTACAATAAGAGGAGAAAATCTTATGTTGAGTGATATCTTAAAAGAAATTGAACAAATGAGTGCGGAAGAGAAGCAACAACTTCTCGATACTAAATTTCCAGATGAAGTGGAAAAGCTGGCAGAAGCGCAGATCGCTGAAAGTGAACTGGTGGATGCTCTTTATGCTTATGGTTGGCTTGCTGCTGAACGACAACTTGCTGAAGTAGATGGCCTAGATAAGATTGCTGCTGAATCCCTTCAGCAACATGAAGAAGCAGTAGAAGAAGTTGGCAATGCAGTGGAACAACTTGTCTCTGATCTCGGTTTGGCTGAGATCGAAGACAGTGCAGAAATGCACAAAGTAGCTCAAGCTGCTTCAGTCGCTATGTTTTCGGGTTACAGTGATTTTTTTGAAAAACTCGCTGTGGACACAACTAATGCTCCCCCTGTAAGAAGTGGCGGGAGTATGGCATCTAAAATTAAAGCATCTGCCCGTGGAGTTCATACTAAGGGGAGAAGAGCGGGTATGAAGATGACTGAATTTGGTCATGAAGTGCTTAAAAAGCATAAAGGCAAAGCAGCTTTGATTGCCGCTGGACTAGGTGCTGCGGGTTATGGCGCTCACCACCTCATGAAGAAAAAAGCTTCTGAAGCTACTTTAGGTGAGATGGTTGAGGCTATGCGGGGTCCTCAAGAAGTGATTGATGTAGTCGAAGAAGGTCTCGAGAAACTTGCCAATGCAGGTGCTAAGAAGGGTTTAAGCCTTCTTGAGAAATTAAAGGCTCACCCACACACTGCCAAGGTTAAGGAGCACTTGGGTAAATATCAGGGCTTGTACGGCGGCGCTGCGGGTGCCGGTGCTGGCTTTGCTGCAGGTCGAGCGAGTAAGGGGTAACGGAAGTGAGTGCGGTTAAACCTCTCAGAGATTTACTTAGGCGAGCAGATGAACTCATCATGAGTTCGTCTGCCGCCGCACCTCATGAGAAGACTGCCAGTGTCTCCAATGTGGAGAATTTGGTAGCGCTTCTGAGCCAGGCTTCGGAAGAAGTTCTGATTCCAGATGCACAGGGACCGTCAGCAACTGTTGAGATCGAAAAGGTAGCTTTGGCCTATAACCGTCTTCAGACTGCTTCTTGTTTGGATGCTATGATGAAGGTAGCCTCCTTTGAAGAAAAAGCTAAAGCGGAAGGTTACACTAATGAACAGATTGAGGAAGTTCTTTCAAAAACATCTGCAAAAAAGACACTTGAGAATCTTCCTATTCTAGTCGCAATTAGTGGTGGATTGACAAAAACCGAGGATAAGAACTCTCGGCCAAAATATCCAAAGAAGAAACCTACCATGGATCAATTATTGGGTCGAATACCCGTCACAAGAAATCTGGGGTGGTGAATATGTCTGAACAAAAAATTACCCCCGAGATGATCAAAGCGGCAGGGGAAATGCTTCGTAAGGAGCACTCTGAACGACTAAGACTCGAAAAACTTGCACAGGAAACTATGCAAGAAAAAAGAGCTCACAAAGTCGCCTTCCGTGAAGTGGAACTCGGGCTACATGAACCTTACAAAACCCATGAAGAGTTCGTGCAAAAGGTTGCAAGCCTCATGCAAGAAGATCTCGATGTCGTCGAGAAAGCCCTCGAAAGAGGGTATGTGGGAACGCGTAAAATTGGTGAGTTGGCTGGGTCATCCCCAGCTAATGGAAAGAACCCATTCGAACGGTTTGTTTTAACCGGCGAACTGGACAACGAGTAAAGGAGAGTTTATATGGTTACGCCAGAATTCATTGCACCGATTACGGTTGACCTGAGTACACCCGATAATCAAATGGATATTATCAAAGGATTAGAGCACATCAATCTTGTAGATGTGAAATTCGATCCAACTTTAGTTCTACCTGTAGAGCCAGGTGATTGGATGGTTAAGGGAGCTACTGGACAGATGGTTGAGCCCGGTGTGGCTGCTGTTGCAAGCACTTATCCTATTTGGGTAGGTAATACTCAATACGATTCGATGGCTACCGGTAATCTGACTTTGATCACCAACGGTGGATTTATCTACCGTACCAACAAATATGTGGCAGGTGTTTATCCTGTTGGTTCGAATTTGACGATCAAAGGTCTTATTCGCGTACCACAACTAGCTGCGGGTGCGGATCCTGTTCTAGCTCGTGTATTTACTGCACCAGACTCTAATGGCGTTATGGAAATCATCGTACTCGATCGTTAATTCGGTTAGAGTACAATCGTACGTGATCGTTAATTCGGTTATAGTACAAAAGTCAACCTAAGAAGGAGGAGACTTCAAATGTCGATGGGTGAAGAAGCTGTATCATTTAATAATATGTTCATCACGCGTATGGATACGCAGGATGGACAAACTAAGACGGCACAGGCAGGCCAGGCCTATGTCCGCTCATTCCTTCGTGAACACTCGTTCGCCAGGAAAATCCTTCCGCCTGAGTCTGTCACTCGTGCGGATTTGCAACGTTCGACCCGCCAGGACACGTTGATCAAAGTCGTGGATTTCGAACATCCATCGACTGCTGCCGCGGTTAACTTCCGCTCAGCGGGTCGCGAGCGCTACCTGCAAGGGAAGCGTTATGCAGTTCCATTCTTCAAGATTGAGAGCGATCTCTTTGTGAAGAATGAAGCCGAGCTCCTTGCATACGAATATCCGATCACGAAAGTGATCGAAGAAAATTCGATCAAGGATATCATGTTCGTGGAAGACAGCACTTGGATCGCTGTATCCAATGGCGCTGTCACTGCAAGTGGAAAGCAGATCGTTTCTGCTGACACAACTGTGACTCGTACGAACCTCAACAAACTGGTGAAGATGATCGATGTGGATAAACTCCAGTCGATGGTCATCCTCATGACCAACGTCGACTTCGATGATTGGCATATCCAACCAGCTACTGACGTGGGCTCTCCGCTTGCGACGGAAATGACGGTCAATGGTTATAAGTATGAGACCATCATGCGCCGTAAAGTTGTGGTCACGAATAAGACTGATCTGCTTCCTCCAGGACAGATCTTTGCTTATACGGATCCACAGTTCTTAGGTAACTTCTTTATCCTGAATGATGTGAAGTTCTGGATCAAGAAGGAAGCAGATAAAGTATTCTGGAAAAGTTGGGAATATGTGGGCATGGGAATTGCAAATCTTCGTTCTGTTGCGAAGATTACACTCGCAGTACCTCAAATCATTCCAGGTGGCGGGTCATTTTGACCTAGTCAGTTAGGTATTTAAAAAAATCCCAGCTCTCGATGAGAGCTGGGATTTTTATTTTACACTACCCTAATCACCACTAGATGGAGGGCCAAGCTCAATTAGTACTCTAATAATACCTCTACCTTTTTCTCTTTGTACGAATACTGGGTAGACTCCATCTCCAAACCCAGTCCTAATAATAAGCCCCACCTCAGATTGTGTAGCATCGTTTATTCCTTCGAAACTTTTAAAAGCTTCTTCTGGGATTTCGTCTTCTATATGACATGGATCACAAAATAAAATAGTTCCAGAATCTACTGCAATATCACCTACACATTTCCATTGAAGTGGTTTTGATTTCTTTTTAGATTTTTCTTTCATGTTAGCGGTTCTCCTCATAAAACTTATACCCGGAATTATGTAACTCTTGCCTAGTCACCCCAACTCGTATTTAAATACAACTATGGTTAAACTCATTTGTTTCGTTTTATTATTTTTGGTGGCATGTTCCCATGCTCCAACCAAAGAAACTCCACGACCCGTACTCCGCGCCATTAATCCGAGTGTTCTTCATATGCAGCATGAACGAGAAGCAAGGGCCAAGTATCTTAAAACTTTAAAAACCCCCAAAAAAGCTTTTAATATTTATAGGTAAGACTTGCCTAATGCTCTCACAATGAGTATTTTGCAGAACAAGGAGACTCATTATGCCTAAAATTCGCATCGTCAATATTACCCCTATTATCAGACCACCCCTGGGCCATTTTTTGGATTATCATAACCACGTGATTGCCCCTAATCGCCCACTTGTTTTAGATTTGCCTGTGATTGATGAGGTGCTCGAGAGTTGGGCAGCCCAAGGTTTTATTCGCATCACGAATGCTGAGGATGGAACTCCGATCAGTGGACCCGGCGAAGCTATTGTGACCGCGGGCACTCGAATTTCTGAGATTGCACAGACTCAGCTCCCAGAAGATATTACTGAAGACGATGAAGTAGATTTTGATCCTGAGGCCGCCCGGGAAGCGTCTCTTTCTAAAGGAGCACATTCCCCGCCTCTTACCCAAGAATATCAGCCCCGCACCAAGATTTCTCTTGGGACTGAGACTGAGAACCACCAGTATGATGGGCTTTCTCCAATTCCTGGGGATCGCCCTCGTTCAGTGGATGACTCAGAGAAGTTCACGGTTAAAGCCCCCCGCTCTGTAGGTGTTGGAGCTCTTATAAAAAAGTAACCGAAGGATTTTGAACCCTTCGGCAAAGGATGCGTGACTGGCCAAGTTGTATCGTCTAGCGGCCTAGGATACCGGTTTAGCCGGGGACATGGGTTCAAATCCCGTTACCACTGGTTCAAAGCTGGTCACGCATTTTCATTCATTTTTGATCGTGCTATGATAGACGCATGGCAGTTCTAACGCCCCTTGAGGCTTCCCGAAAAGAAAAAGCATTAGAGTACCTTCGCTTATTTTTGATGGATAACGAGCAACTGAACCGGTTGCTCCGTCGAAAAGAGATTGATGACAAGCGCTTAGATCTTGCGCTCATGTTGACGATTAGTGATTGGAATACGACAACCCCGTTGCTAAACCCAGTAGGGTATGGAACTTTTCCTAGCCTTTATTTATTAATTCATGGGGCTACGGTTATTTGCTTAAAGATGGCAGGACTCTATCAAAGCAGAAATGAACTTACGTACAACAGCGGTGGGACGTCAATTGTCCGATCAAACAAGACAAGTTATTATCAATCCTGGATTCAGAATTTAGCTAGTGATTACGAGGCTAAAAAACTTAATTTTAAAATACAACAGAACGTAGAAGGTGCTTATAATGGAGGATTTCACTCGGAATACGAAGCTATTGGTTATGACTGGTAGCGTCATAAAAAAAGATAAAGTTACCCCGGGGGCCGTATATGGCAAACTAACATCTTTGTATCTTGTTGATGGTTTTACAAAGCGCTGGTATTGCCAATGCAAGTGTATGATTGTAGTAGAAGCATATGAATGTGATCTGTTAAATGGGAAGAAAAAATCCTGCGGCAGACAATGTAAAGCCCAAGGTAAAGATTATACTGATAAAAAGTTTGCTTACTTAAAAGCAATTAAATTTATTAGAATGGACAGCTATCACTCTGCTACTTGGCTATTTGAGTGTATTTGTAGCAAAAAAGTTGAGTTACGAGTAGCACACGTAACCAGTGGGCGAACAAAGAGTTGTGGGTGTAAAAAAGAAGATTTAAGGCGCAAATACACTATTTTGCCAAATAGTGAGGCGATAAAAAACCGTTCTTACCGACAACATATTAGTGGCGCCCAAAGACGAGGCTATGAAAGTTATCTAACTAAAAAAGACTACGTAGCAATAATATTAAAGGGATGTCTTTATTGTGGGGGTTTTTCAACTAGAAAAAACACAAGGACTGGAGAAGTAATTTTATTAAACTCCGCTGATCGAATAAATAACGAACCCTACTATTCTTTAGAAAATACTGTATCATCTTGTTTTAATTGCCAAAAAGCAAAAGAAGTTATGGCTGCTAAAAATTTTATCACGATGTGTGTCCAAGTCGCTGAGTATCAAAGGCACATATGACTTCTCCCATCCACTTTAAAAAATTCACCGCTCAGCCTCTTTCTCGCTTCCCTGAGAAGATGCTTATTTCTTGGGAGTTATTGCCTAATCAGGCGGACCTTTCTGACTTTGAATTTTATATCGACCGCGGTGAGGCCCAGAACCAGAATCCTAAAATCAATAACATTAATATTGATGGAACTCCGTGGTTGCCGCCTAAGCCACTCACCGATACGATTAATTTGAGTCAGCTTGCAGGCCCTATCAGTGCTTTAGATTTTTACCAATATGTGGATTACACTGCGACATTTTGGGATTTCTATAAAAACCAGTACTACCAAATTCGTACACGGCAGATCAGTACTCAAGAAGAGTTTCTGAGTCCTGTTTTTACAATGGATGGCGAGCTCGATGTAGTGGGGATCTATATTGTAGATGAAGTGAATTGGCTCCTCGAGGATACGACAGGCGAGCCGACTTATGTTCATAAACGGAAGAGTACGGGCGTACCCTGTCAGAATTGTTTCGACCCTGTCATTAAGAAGCGTCTTGTTTCGAACTGTCCCCACTGTTACGGCACGAACTGGGAGGGCGGTTTTTATCCTCAGCTCACTGCTTATGTCGACTACAGTCCTTCCACTAATGTAGTTCAGCTTCAGGATTGGGGAGCTACCCAGCCCAATGAAATTAACGCAATGCTTTCAAATTGGCCACAACTGAGACCGGGTGATGTACTTCGTGAATTGCGCACTCAAAAGCTATGGCGTGTAGAGAGAATTTCGGAGACGGAAAAACGCAGGATCCCCTTAATTCAGTATATTCGATGCAAAGAGATCAACCCAGAGGACATTGAGTATAAAATCCCGTATGATCTGAATACGGCGCTTAAAGTCATTGAAGAGTTTGAGGTTGCGCGTCAAAGAAGAGAATTTTAATATTATAAAAGAATAGAGGAAATTCTGAGTTTCACTCAAGGATGGTCAAAAATCGCGGGCATCAAACTTCCGGGTATAAAGAGCCCGACGAAGCTTACGGGCCCTTATGGTGGTACAAAACCTGTATCTAAACCTACGAGAGTGACCCCTTCGACGCGTCCCGGCAATCCAGTCCCCGGCATGAACGGTTTGACTGGTCAGCCTGCGATTGAGCCTTTTGGGAGGGCTATAGGTGGAGGATTCGGAAGCACGCAACGTAAAGGACTGGTCTCCCGCACCTCGGTGCATCGATGATTAGTATCCAGCGAATCCCAGATGCTTTTGACTTTTTGAAGAGGGCCAAACAAAAAGAAGAGATTAAGCAAGCTGCTATCGAAGATGCGAAATCTAAAGAAGTTCCAGTAGAAGAGCCTGAGTTATCCTTGGATACCCCAGAAGGCGATGATATACTGGAAAAAAAGATGGACCCAGAAAAAGCTCTGGGCTATCAATCTTTTGAGTCGGAAGAAGACTACTTCAATCAGCCAATCAATGCAGGAGCTGACGATGTCATCCGGTCAACGTGATTATATCGATCCGAACAAAAGATTTCCTGATGTTTTTAGATTTATGGAATACAATCTTCTGCAGTTTTTGCAGATTTTGTTTTCTACCTTTCCTCCCAAAAATCTTCACTATTCGGATAATGATAACGAAACGGATATTAAGATCGAGGGCCAGAGAACGGATAATTTAAAAACAATGGATACGCGCCCCAAGATTGTTGTAGCGAGGGGTCGCGTGGATTGGGAAGGACGCGGTATTGGCAATTTTGTCGGTTCCGCGAACTTAAGCCGTTTCAATAGGCGCTTCACAGATATCAACTCAGCTCCTATTATGGTTACTTCTTTTTCTAGAGAAGATTTAGAAGCTGATCGAATAGCGCAAATCTGCTTTGATTCAATCAAGCAATTTCGTGAAGTGATTCAGACTTTCGGTTTCCTTTCCGTCAAGAGCGTTTCGGCGGGTCAACGGGCCATTATTCGTGGCAACGAATCTCGCCCAGAGCTTACTGCGGTCCCGGTTATGGTACAGGTACAAATCACACGGAATTGGACTTTAACTAAAACGGATCCTGTAAAGCTAAGAGAATACTTGTTATTATTGAACGTAGACCCCTAAGGGAGGATTAGATTATGGCTTATAGACAACCCGGCGTAACAGTCATCGAGCAATTTTTAAATGCGGTTCCCGCATTAGCTGCTTTTGCTCTCACGAATGTGGTTGTTGGGCCCGCTTATCAAGTAAAAACCAAAGGTGACACGAATCAAAATTATACGGGTACTGCGGCTAATTATACATACCCAGACCAGATGGCGGGTACGACCATCGATACTCGGCCTTTCAATCCAGATGATCTAACCACTTACCCTGTTCGTATTTTTATTCAGAACGCGATTGTACGTCTTCTCGGACCTAACTCGACGGGTGCGGTGAGTGCTTCTGATCTGAATCAATTTACTGATGCAACGTTGAATGTCTTTGCAAATGTAGTCGCAGGAGATGTGATTGTAGTTACTGGACCACAAGCGGGTTCCTACACAGTTCGTTCTGTGGTGAATGCAAACACTCTCCAAACGAATGAGACGTTTACGGCTGCGGGGAGCGGTTTAAATTATACTACTCGTCGAGATCTAGGTGCTGATGGCTCTGATCTTGAGATCTTTCGTTCAACTCTTGGGGTGCTTGTCACTGAGACACAAGTTACATTGCCTCCTAGCTTAACTACTACGGTTTTACCTTATGGAGCAGTACCTATTATTGGCGGCACGGTGCTTTTGAGTTACCGAGCACTTCGAATTGAAGATTCTACTGTTATGAAGGAGTATGTGGCTCTTGCTCAGCTTCAGGCTGATTACGGAGTTGATCAGATTATTCCGGAGAATGTGGCTGTATTTGGAATTTTCTTGGCCCTTTCCAACTCACCAACCCCGGTCAATCTTCTGACTTTAGGCAAGGCCTATCTAGATACGGGTTCAGGTACTGGGGATGAGTTGATTGCTTATATCAATGCATTCAATGTTTTGGCTCATGTTGAGATTTATGCGATCTCAGTGATGACTCAAAATACTTCTGTTCACACTGCGCTTAAGGCTCATATTGATTTTTACTCGACTCCAGAACAAAAACTCGAGCGGGTAGGGATTATCAATCGCCAGATTGTGCTGACTTCTGTTGTAGAAGGCCCCTTCTCAGATGGTGCTGTTAACGCAAGTGGACTCGTTTTCACAAGTGCTACGGCGGCATTCATTACTTCGGGGGTGGTACCTACTCAATTTATCAATATCTCCGCTCCTTCTGCACAGGCAGGACGGTATAAGATTGCTTCTGTGGATTCTCAGACGCAGGTCACTTTGGTCGGACCTCCGAATGGAAGTATCATTCCTGGGGGGCCTGTCAGTGGGATTACTTTTGATGTGGATAGGAATCTCTCGCTTACTGAGCAGGCTGCCGTTATTGCAGCTTACGCGCACTCAATTGGGGACCGTAGAATGGTTCTTACTTGGCCAGACATTGTCAAGATTCCGTCTGGGAATGTGATCCGACTTCTTCCTGGATACTTCTTGAATTGTGCAGTGGGTGCGCTGACTACGGGTCTTCCAACTCAGCAGGGGCTCACGAATCTATCTGTTGCCGTTTATGTAGGTGTACTCCATAGCGTGAAGTACTTCTCTACCGATCAATTAAATTTGATTGCTGATGGTGGGGTGATGATTTTCGTCCAAGAAGTTTTGGATCAGACACCGATCTTCATTCGCCACCAGTTGACGACGGATCGATCTGCGATCAAGTTTCAAGAATACTCTGTTACGAAAAATGTGGACTTTATTGCGAAGTTTATCCGCACTAATCATCAGGGCTTTATTGGTCAATACAACATTGTCGACACAACTTTCGACGATCTTAAGACCGCAGCCGCAGGTAACATCGACTTCCTGGCTAAAAAGACCCTGCGACCAAAAATCGGCGCAGTCATCAAGAGCGGTACCTTAACTTCTATTGCTCAAGATCCCGTCAATATCGATACTATTATTGAGACTTGGAATTTGAATATTCCAATCCCTCTCAACAACCTTGATATCACCATTGTTGTCTAAGGAGATGCATATGTCATTCATAAATGGATTTAAAAAAACTAGCGGGGTTGCCAATGCTTTGGGTCGTGTAGGAGGATGGGCGCTCAAAAATCCTGGTAAAGCGATAGCAGGTGTCACAGCACTAAATGTAGGTGGTAATCTAGCTCAAGGCAAGGGGTTGAGACAATCTCTGAGTAGTCCTCTATCTGCTCCTAACTACCAGGAAAAAACCTCTCACGTAGATGACAAATACCATAATGAACGGATGGAGCGTGAAGACGCTGAAGCCGAGACGAATGAAGGCGAGCGGGAGAAGAAGCAGGAATCCAAGAAGAAACGCTCAAAGCTTATAGCTGAGATTAGTAACTAAGTTTAGGAGGATAGAGAAATGGCGGCAACAACTGATTTTACTACGTGGGATTTCAGTCAGTTCCATGTTCAGCAGGAGCTGCAAGGCGGACAGTTCGTTTCCGCTGAAACGAGCTTAATCGCTTCGGGTCCTCCTGAAATTAGTGGCACGAGTCCTTACTCTCAAGTTGAGGCATCCAGTGTTGGGAGTGTTTACCCTATTGGCTTGATTGAAAACGCAGGCCTTAGTCAGAGCAAGCAGCTTCAGAAGATTTTCGAAGTGGGCTCGAGTCGATCTTACTTTATCCCAGGTCGTGTGATTGGCTCTATCACTTTGGGCCGTGTGTTTTATTACGGTCCAAGCTTATTGCGCGTTCTTTATGCTTATTACACGGATGATGGCTCTTTAAGCGGTACGCCTATTGGAACAGAGCCAGCTACTGCACAAGTTACGTTGCCTGATGGGAGCTCTGCCCAGAGCCCACTAGCTCGTCTTTTGACTCGCGGTGGAAACAGCTTTCATCAAGTTCGATCGAGCCCTGGTGATGATTACTTCTTTGTGAATCTGGCCTCCGATTTATTCAATCAACCTACGGGTATGGCGTTCTATTTTAAGGATGCTAATTTCAACTCGGTGGGTGCGTTCTATCTTGAGAATGTTTATATCCAGGGCCATCAGTTTTCAGTGAGCTCGGGGTCAGTGTTGATTATGGAAGGAGCTTCTGCTCAGTATGATCGGGCAGTGCCAATCAAGTTGATTAATACTGGATAAGTGATGAAAAACCCATTCATTGCTGGCTTTTGTAAAGTAGCTAAAATAAAACTAACTGATGTCGAAAATGATATTGGATTTTACTTACATAAGGGAAAGGATAGAGACCAAGCCGAGAAGAGCATTAAAGAACAAACGGCTAGCCGTGTTGGTGTACGTCACCCTTGGTTAACCGGGATTCCAACATTAGGAATGTGGCCTGCTATTTCTCATGCGAGCGCTCTAAAAGAAATCAAAAGCGATATTTTAAGAGGTAACCCAGAACTAGCTAAAAGACACCTAAACAAGGCAATAAAAGAGCAAGAGTTGGCGCATAAACGCGAAATGGATTTGATGCCAAAACGTCTTGAAGAAGAAAAAACCAACCGGCATACTGCACTAGCTGGTATAGGTACGATGGCACTTCATGGGGCACTAGATAGATATAAAGATCGAGAGTAAAATAAACTTATCTCCGCAACTTCTTAGACTTTCTACGGCTAGCTGTTGGCTTCTCATCGAACGAAAATAGACACTGAAGATGTCTATCAAGAAGTCTTAGTTCATAGAGGCTTTGGTATCTTAAACAAAACCTCCCCATAGCATCTAAGCAATCCCAATTATCGGGTGGGCAACCCCTCATAGCATCCATGTGACAGTGAGTGAAAACCATCTCCAAATCAAATGGATCCATTCGACGATCAACCTCTGCGCAACTAAGAAAAGAGATGAATACGAGTGAGAGCACATCTCAATGATACATTATTGAGGTGTAGTTTGAACATTACCCATTTGACGTTTTGTGTTTTCTCGAATGAAACGTTCTTTCTCTAGGTGCTTTGCCTTTCGATCTGAGTCATAGATCCATTGGCCTTGAGGTAAAAAAAGCATGGGGAGTGGATCTACTAGAGACTGATAATCATTAGGGTACCCGCAAAGCCATATCTTCTTTTGCAAATAGACGGGAAGAGCGGAGAGTTCGACGATATCAGGAGAAAACTTCATCCCAGGAACAGCCGCTTGGTCTACCCTACAACTATGAAGAATGATATTCGCTCCTGATCCATAACGGTGAAGCCATTCGTCATTGAGCTCGGTTTCTCCTGAAATCAGGATCTCCGCGTGACTTAAAAAAAGGCCGTAACTTTCTTCATGCCCTAAATACCCAGGGATAAATTCGATCTGTTCTTCCACGTATTCTTCATTAATATGGATGCATCGCGTTGCAGTGATTTGGAAAGCGGCTTGAAGAGAGAATGGGAAGAGCGGGACCAGACGCTGTATCAACCGTTCTGGTGCCGCTAGATATGGTTTAGGAATCGCTCCACCTAAAGATAAAAGGCCTACTTCATAAAGGCCCCCCACCTGCTCAGGACGAGCATTGAGGGGGGCCCAAATATCTACTTGCTCGAGCTTAATTCCAATAGAGTCGAGTTTGGCTGGAATCCCAGGGGCACAGCCAAAGACAACACTCGAATCAATGCTCTGGAGCAAGAAGCTGGTAGGAACAAGCGGGTGCCTGCAAAGGGGTGAGCCTGCTCCTAAAGCACGAAGTTTCACCGGCAGATATCTTTCTCAGAACCGATCCACATATGCCCATAATCTGGTTTTGCTGGTTTGGGTGGTTGTTTTTCTGCATGGTGTTGAACGTCTGCCCAATCCATATTATTGTTAGCCCAGTCAAGTAATTCCGTGTCACTTTTTAGAGTGTAAGCGTATTGGTCATCAAAGATTTCTTTACAAACCGTATCATAGTCACACGAGTCTTTAAGACTGTCCGCTTCTTTCTTTGCATAATACTTTGCACGATCCTTTGCGATTACATGACATGGGATATGCCATATTTCTCCGTTAGGTATTTCCACTTTAAGATACGGCTTTTCCATTGAGAATGACCTCCTGCACTTGTTTGAACATTTCTGGTAAGACTTTTTCTTCAATTGATTTTTGGTCGAAATTCCAGACTGCAGCTGCTTTGCGGAGTACCATCGAAATGACTTTCCTTTTCCAGTCCTCCCGCGGCAGGTAAATATCTACTTGAAGAGTTTGTGGAATAGCTACAGCGAGTAGTTTCATCATTCGTGAAACAGCTTCTTCCACTTGATAAGTTGAAGCCAAGTTCTTTTTAATATGACAAGGCTCCACATGAATAGAGTAATCCTCTTTATAAGTCCCAAACTCAATAATGAGATAAGGAGTTTCTAGCCGAGTCATCTGGCCTTCAGACTCAACTCCTATTTTTTCATCTCCATCAGCAGACTTCACGACTCCTGCTTTTTGGAGGACATCAAAGAAGGATCCAGGCTCTACTTCAAACGGTGGTTTTAAAGTAGTTTCTTTTTTTTGTTCTGGGTCGAAGAAAAATTTAGACATATTTACCTTTTAATAGTGTTGAAGTATTTTTTCAAAAAACCTATTTACTTGCCACTTTCCTCGTATTTTTGGGTATGTATAATTATCATTTCTATGTAATGAGAAGAGAGCGCTCAAACCAATATTGTTACAAGGTTTATCTCCGAGCCGTGGCCACTTGCTGAAAGGTATGGCCAAAGCAATATCACTCAAGCCAATTAAAATAATCGGGTGCCCACCAGTTATTTTAACCTTCTCTAAGAAAGATGCCTGAGAAGCGCTGAGCTCATGTTTTAAAACAGGAGTGGTTTCTCGCTTGGGTAGCTCAGAAATGAATTTTGCTTCGATCGGGAAATACCACCCCCCCATATGTGCGCCAATATCTGGAAGGCCACTTCGAAAAGAATCCGTATGAGTCCAAATAAGTAAGTTACTTTTATATTCTTCTTCTAGTGCTTTTCTAAACTCTTTTTTAAAAGAGCTTTCGTCGTTAGACATGGTTTTACTCCGCTTGAATATTATAAGCGCGTACGCGTGTTTTTTCGACCCCGTGGAACTCATCAACTCGAAGGTATCCTGTTACGGCGTAACGCATCCCCTCGATCACTTCTCGTTCTGTTTGTTCCGCTTTCATTCCAAACACTTCAATTGTAATCACATTCTCATGTGAGCCCGATCGACCATCTCCGGTTCGGAAACGTTCGATATTTACGATATTAAAAAAACAAATTCGTTTGTTGTTTGAGAGACTGACCAAGGTAGGTTTTGAGCAGACTTGCCCTGTGAGAATGACGTGATTGAAATCGCGTGGCATAATAAATGAATCTCCCGAAAAGCTTACTTTATCCATAATTATGGCTAATCATAATTATGGATAAAGAAGCTTTCCGGGAGATCTTACCTTTAACTGCGCTGCTGAGTCAACATGAGCGTACGCCTCTTAGTCAGCTCTCTTAAATAATGTGCTCGACCCGCATGATGGCTACAAGCAACATTAGGACAAGTCTGACTCTGTTCGCAGGCCCATTCTTTATTCCTTCCCTTCAAAAGAAGTCCCAGACATCGCTGACAGGCGAACGCCGGAACTGTTGGGTGCTCTCTACGATAAATACCACAAGCTCCGCCCCAACTGTGCCCCTGAAACTCAGTGTCATCGAGTTCTACGGGTTGACCACAAGAACATGTGGGATGTTTCACTGCTGTTGCATTAACTAGTTTCGTACAGTGTAGCGGTAATTGACAGCAATCACACGAGCCTGGCGGTGCGTTTGTCTCCACCGTGATATGATGGTGATTATAGACGTCCCACCCATAAATAATCGCTTCTCCTCCTGAACCTTCTACAATATAGGGCTTATTCCCTTGTACATCCCACCCAAGAATTGCACTATAAACCGGATGGTATTCTGTAAGATAAGGAATCGCGTGAGGGCTTTTAAACCACACGAGACATCCTAATACAGCAGTAACCCAAAACACATAATCCTTCTGCCGATAAGAATCTATCGACATCTGTTCTTCATCTGATGCAGTATTTAAGGGCATATCTTCATAGAATGCATACAGCCAGTCATCAATCCATGAATAAAGAAACCCAGGAGATCCCCAGATCAATTCTCCTATTCTTGAATGGATATCCTCTAAAGTAACAGCGTCTCCGCGCTTGGTGTGCTTGACATATTCTCCTTTTAAAACCTGTTGAGTTACTGGGTGGTTAATAAAATCCATCGCTAATTTATAAGGCTTAAAGTCCCACCCGTTCATTACCTTAAAACATTCGATTTTTTCTGGGGGTAGAATTCCACCACTATTCTTAAATCGATAAGTATATTTTAATTGATTAGGTACGAGTTGGACTGAAGTATCTACAAATAAGAAATAAGGCTCACTATAATCGAGATAGCATAGCACCCGTTTTGCGACGTCATTTACGGAAGAGTACTTAGTAGCATCTACCCCCATTAGATTTACAAACCACTCGGCGAATCTCACCATTCCTTTAGGAATAGGCGCACCCTCAAGCGGGCCTTGTCCGGCATCACTGATCGAATCAATATAGATGCTCGATTCTTGAATAAACCGATCCACAGGACTTTTCATGCTGTCATGGTTTACATTCCAAAGAGTTTGTGAATAATTAATCGGCCTGCTTTCGTGCTGTGAAAATGTACTTGAAGCCTCAATCATAAGGATGTCCTTGATTTTCTATAAATGGTTGATGTTGGTGTTGTTTGATAAGAGAATTATCGAGAGAATAATGCATGCCGCAGCCGCGGCAAAAGAAATAGGTCTCATCTTCCGATAACGGAACGGAGCGAATAAATAAACAGCAGTCCGGACAAATTGGATTACAGCTTCCCCAGTCCAAGTGTGATTCGAATACAGGCGGTTCAAATTCCACGGAAATACCCTCCGTAGAACTTATACCAGCATTATTTAATATTTTGCTTTCTTGCTTTAATTTTTTACATTCTCCGCTGAAGCGCTTGTAGCCGCTGGCATCAACTTCTTTTCTGGAATAGGCGCTTCCATTTTTTTAGCCGCATGAACTTCTTTCTTTAATGTAAGATCTTCGAACCTCATTTTGTCCGCGGGGTTGTTTGAAAGAGGCTGGAACTCAAAAGATGTTACTTTGATGTCTGGAAGACCTAAACCATCTTTACTAGAGCGGTATTCAATTTTAAATTTATAGGATTTGGCATCATAGAACTTATCTGTTTTAGCATCTGTGTAACCGATATCGACTTTTCCTGTTGCGCTGGCTTGCCAACCTCCTTTGTCTTTCTTTTTAGTCGCATCTGCTGGGGTATTCAGCGAAGAAAAGCTATCCACAGTCAAACCATCAATCATCACCCAATAAATACGATCCAGTGTATTTTTAAGCTTCATTCCTTTTTGTAGAGCAAACGGAAGTGCATCCCGAGGCGTAAAAAGAACAGGCTCACCCGTTCTATCAACAGAGCGAATCAACATAAAATCTCCTCATTTAGCTTCTGGAATATTTGCCAGAAGCTTTTTACGTTCACGATCGACTACAGCCTTTTCTTCTTTTTTTACTTCGGCGTATCTTTTAGTGTAAACACTTTCATTTACCTCAGAGCCATTCTTCTTGTACTGCTCCGCGGTCATGTTGCCAGCATTGTGCTCCCATCTTTCACGGGTAGCAGAGCGATGGATTTGTTTCCCATTGCCAAGATCTACTTTCACACCTTTACGCCCATTTTTATCAAAAGTGACTTTGAACATACTGGGCGCTGCGATACGATACTCTGCGTCACTATCAGGACAAAATTCACATTTAATTTTTTGAGGTCTGATATCTGAGCCACAGATGGCATTGGTGACTTGGTCGCAGTCTAAACAAACAAATTCATAGAGAGGCATAATAGTGGATCTCCACAGTTAGTTTTGCCATCGTTCAGGCCGTGTTACAATCAAAAAATGGAAGGATGCGGACCCATAGCCAATCAACGTGTGAAATCATCTATTGTTGTAAGGTTGGCTAATGGAAAGGAAAGATTACTTCCAGCTGGCTCGCTCGTTAAATTTATAAGAATTGAGTATCTCTCAAAAGACCATCCTTTTTATGATATCGATGAGGATCTATACTGTGTTTGTTATACACAACTCGGGATGGCTTTGGTTCCAAACTGTGAGCTCGAGATGGCTTTTTATTAAAAGTAATAATGCAAATTCAGATATGCCAGTAAAAGTAATAGCCCTCCATAGAACATGTTGCCATTCATAAGAGCAGTGGTCCCCATCATGCAACAGATGATCCCCACTGCAAGATTAATCGGTTTCATTTATAGACCTTCTGTCTTAAAAAAGGAGAAGGTGGGCACTAAGCCTACCTTCTCCAAAAGGTCATACCTTTGCTTTTTTATCAGTCTTCTTAGTTTTGGTTTTAGTCGTCTTCTTAGCCATTTTTATTCCCCCCTTTTTCTTTAGATTTTATACCCACCAAAGCGAGTATCTCTGTCATAAACGACAAAGTCTTTGAGTACATTTAAAAGTTCTGGTTTATCCATTTTCCAAAGTGCCTTGAGTTTGTCGGCACGCCACTGCTTGAACGCTTCTGGAGATACGCCATACTGTTCAAGCATTCCCGCGAGATCGCCCATCTTGAGGAGTTGCTGATTTCCAGAGGCTTCTGGATTGAGTTTTGCTCTTTCCACTTCGTCACGAATTTTTCGATCTGTGGCAATCCAATCCACCTTTTGCTCACCCGCTTTAAATCCGTACCACATCCCCTCAACCGCGATCCCAGCAGTAGGCGCATGACTTTCAATTCCTTCCTTAAGACATTTATTCAGTTGGTCATAGAGTTTACCTGTCACCGTCAATTGTCGCGCAATACGAATCAAATCCTGGGTGTTATGCACACTCAAATTGATGTCTCCGCGACTATCTTGTTGGTCTACTGCCAAATACTCAGGGCATTGCTGTACCATATGACAGTAAGTGCAGTGAGAACCAGGAAGTGCCGGGTACTCTTCAAAAGACTCGATTGCCCTAACCCGCATCCGTACCTCTTCTTCAACATCTCGAAGGTCTTCTGTATTCCAAAGCACAGGGGGACTATAAAAGTTTAATCCAGGATGTGCATAATGCAGGACAGTGCGAATGGCATACCCAGGATAAAACAGAGATGCCATCCATGCATAACACCCTAACTGGAAGTCATGATCTGAATTATGAGAAGCGTTTGGAGTGCTTTTATGATCCAAGACCGTTACAGTCTTCAAATCCTCATCTACCCAAAGCAAGTCAATCTTAGATGTGAAATAAGCGGCAGGGTTCTGGGCATACCCTTCAATACTATAGGGTACAGCAATATATCGGGTTGCTGGAGTCACATCATCTAAGAAGCTATCCTCTTCACAAAGAGCTACTGCAAGCTCAAGTTCACACTTAGGGTCAGATCCTATAATCTTAGGAGGGTTCGATGCATAAGCGAGCGCCGAGTCTTTTACAAGCTTGATCTGCTCATAAGAAGCTGGAAACTTGCCCACGGCTTCTTCCACCCAATGATTAATCAGCGTGGACGAAAGATCCTCTCTTCTCGCCCACGCCTCAGTCATTCTTTGAAGAACTAAATGGATTGCAGAGCCACGAGCTGCTGCAATCGAGTCTGAGATGACCTTATCCTTGAGGATATACTTTCCTTGAAACCGAGCAGGACAACGGGCTACCAAAAGCTTAGACGCGCTATAAGGTGCGTAACGAAAACCAATCTGATTAAAACCAATAGGCGGTGCAGTGATCATAATGAATCTCCTTCAAAAATCTTATACCGCCTTAAAGCCTGTTTTAACCATTAGAGTCATACTCTTCCATCCGATCATCATCAGCAGCTTCTTCCTCCATAGCCTCTAAATCCATGTCGCCTTCATCCTCACCCAAATCGATTTCCGTGCCTTCTGTCAGGTCAGAAATAGACTCATCCGATGCATTCATAATCTCTTCAGCTTCTTGCTCATCAGTCCGTTCACGGCCTTCTTCATTCATCTGACATCTCCTTTTTTAGTTGTTTACACTGCTCGATGAAAATATCGAGTATTTCTTGCCTACCGTCAATACCTAAAGCAGAAAGGATCACCAAATCGCCGTCACCCAAAATCTGGATGACGGCGAAAGTGAGCTGCATTTTAGCCTTATCTCTCAGGCTTCTACGAATCTCTTCTTTAGTTGTTTTCAGCTTGTTCTGCGACACGAAGTGCCTCTTTTACGATATGCCCCGCGGCAGCTATTCTAGGATCCCCCTGAGTGGGTTTTCCTGAGGCTTCTGGCCCCATATCCAAAATAACGAACTTCTTTTTACCTGTTTGGGAGTTATACTCTACCCCGATATTGGCCCCCCAACGGTGGAAATCACACCAGTCCGAAAAACTCTGATTGAAACCATCCAAGATCATATCCATATAAGCACGAGGATCGTGAATATCAGAAAGCTCCCCTTGAGCCAAACCCTCAGCGATACCTTCCATCCGTTCTAGATCGGAGTCACTTGTTTGAAACGTGTAAAGCACATCCGGCTCAATGGCGGCAACTGAGGTCTCAGAAGAGTGCTCGGAATTCGCGCTCTTGGGTAAATCCACTCTTTGCACTTTAATGATGGTTGCTCCTATCTTCCTAAGTGCAGCACACTCATTGGGATAGCGAGTGTCTGGGATAAGTATCTTATCTCCAATTCTCTCGATCTGGCTTATTACCCTATTAATCCAATAGTTATCATCTACCGAACGGACATAATCAGTTCCAAAGTACTGCAGAAGTTGTCTAGGAGAGTTGGCGATCTTCCCTTTAGGTTGGATATCTAAACATGTGTATTCATTCATCACAGTCAGAGAGTGATCCATATTAATTGGGTGGATAAAGATCTCTTCTTTACCCACTTCATCATATAACTGATAGTCTAGTAGTCCCCAAATCGCTCCAACCATACTTTTTAGGTCGTCTGCAAAATGAAGGATCGTAAATTTATTATCTGCAGCAAGAACATATTTTGCGAGAGTATCCTTGCCATGTCCTTTTTCGCCGCTAATGCCATAAATTAGTTTCATCTTTTGCTCCTATTTAGCTTCTAAAAAAATGAGAGGGCATTTAGCCCCCTCATCCTAATTATAGTAATCCGCCTACAGAGGGTTGGGTCTGCGTATGAGCCGCAGGCGCCACCATTTGTGGTGCAGTCTCCTCAACGGTAGCTTTCTTCTTCTTGAGCTCCGTGATTTTTACTTTGAGATAGCTCATTAATCGGTCTACTCCAGGGCTATTCCTGGCTGTAGCAACCCGGGCAGACTCAGTATTTTCCTTTCCTAGCAATTGAGCGATCTCATCAAAAAGAGGCATCACTGCAACATGATTTGCAATCTTTTTGATTTCTTCATCATCGTTAACATCAGGTGCAGGCAATGATGCAGCATGAGAAACCCCACCAGCCAAAGCAAGTGCCTCATCTGGACCAGCCAAATGAGGCATATGAACTCGAGTTCCACTCGAACGAAGTGCCATCAGAGCTTGCCAATCCTCTACACTACACTTGTCTTTATACATCCCAGCGTACTTATCAAAAGGAACATGAGACATGAAGATCACATCCTTTTCAGATTTGCTCTTCTTGCCATCCTTCCCTTCAAACGAGAGTTCCATCTTGTCTTTATAAAGACGGAAGATCTCACCACTAATCTTTCCTCCGCGGCCTGTTTGTGTCTTCTGAAAAGCACTAATGATGTTCATCAGAGCATAAATAGAAGTGGACTCCAGGGTAAACAAGGAACACATCGAGTGATGAGGAATCACCATATCTAGGAGAAGGTGCTCACTGCACTTCCCTGCGATATAGTCGTTACAAGTCTTATACGCACAAATCCTTTCACGACTCCTAGGAATAGTGACTGAGGTATAAGCTCCATCTGGGTTCCTAGTCCGGAGCTCCGCGTTCTTCTGTCTTAGGCCCGCAAGATCCCCCATCCCGAAATAAGCCGCGGTCTCGGCATTCCCCATGCATACGAGCTCACTCTTCGTATACCAGCGCAGATCAGTAGGCGCGACTGCGTTAATATCATCGAAGTAAACGGTGAAGTAAATCTCGGTGGGCTTTTCCCCTAAAACTGGAATCAGTTGTGCTGCGTCATGAAGTACGAAGTAAGGTGTATTTACTGGGTAATCTTTGTCATTTTTAATACCTGCCCTAATCTTCCCATCACGGCGAATCACAGGCTTGTCAGTCAGTCCAATAATCATAATAGATCTCCTTAAAAATCTTATACCTGAAATAAATGCGTTTAGACCTCTTCCATAAAACTGCCTTCTCCATCATACATGTCGATGCGAAGATGGACTCTTTTTCTGCTCGGCGACTTCCCAAGAAGTTCCATCACCCCATAAAGAAGTTGTCTTACAGTCTTGAGTTCATCGTTCTCATCCCCGCAAATAGAACTCTCTGCAAATACTTCAGGTTCTGTGCTCGTGTCGTCCGAGGCGAGAATGTACCCATTCAAAGCTGACGTAATAGTCACCTTCATGTCTGCGTCTCCAATTCATCTATCCTGGCTTTAATTGTCTCAAGTTGACATAGAAGCCGAGTATCAGTAGGAGCTCCCGTCTTCACAAGAGTGGCTTCTTTTTCTTTAAGATATTGATATTCCTTACGAAGTCCTTCTAATAAATCTTGCTTTTGTACACCTAGTTTTTCCATATTATTCTCCCATTGGTTTTTTAAGTGGCTCACTATTACCGACATCTTGCGAGTACGCGAGAAGCACTCCATCCTTTAACCCAGAGAAATAAGCTTCTTGAAGACCCTGAATAAGTAGTACCTCAAGTGCACTTCGAGCAACAGAAGATACCTCTGGATTCGTTTTCCCCACCACTCCCCTCGCAATTTTGAGTGGATTGAAACTCGTACTTAATGATCTTGTATCCACCGCCAAGCCACCCTTCTCGTGATAGGGAAGTTTACAAGGACGGCAAAACAAAAACATAGGTTCTCGCATCCGAACGATTGGCTCAAGCTCTCCTTGGCAACGTGCACACTTCATATTTTTTTAGGCTCAATGACCGCGATACCTACCTGCTTTAAAATCTTGGTGCGGACTCGGGCTTCCTCTCGTTCTCGTTTATCAAATCTAAACTTCTGAATAATCCTAGCGGTTGCTTGGATTGCGTGTTGCACATCTTTTTGTTTAGCTTCCTCATCAGTTGCTCCAAAAAGTTCCTGCACCGCGTGCTCCAGGCGTTGCCGTTCTTTTTCCAAATCAGCCATGATTAAATGAAAAGTTGGGACATCTCCCCATCTTCATCTCCTGTGTGTTCACTGATTTTTACTCTGGGGTGTCTTGGGTCAAATGACTTTTTAGAAGAAGTGTAACGCCCATTTGATTGCGGCGAGGGTTTACTAGACGACATCGCTGCATCGATAAATGCTTCAATGTTTCCTTCCGCATTCGGAATATTACTCGGGAGCTCGAATGGATTAATTCCAGGTACGGGAGGTTCCCCAGAAAAAGACCCTTCCTCCATCCTTTCAGCAGTTGATTTAACATCCCCCTCATCAGCATCACCGGATAGCATGTGAGAGTTTTCGTCTTCATTAATCTCCTCTTCTTGTAAAGGAGGTGAAGATGGAGCGATAACTCTACTCACCACCATAACGGGTGGTGTAGGAGCAGCAACCCCATCCAAATCATGAAGAAGAGCATGCAAGTTCTCTGATAGCATCTCATCAAAAACGGTTGATAGCTCCGACTCAAGCTCCTGAACCGTTTTCCCAGTGCCCATGGCAAGCATTCTCAATTTTCGTACGGTTTTTGGTGGGAGCTTAAGTGTTAGCTCCACAGTGTCAGTAGTCATAATAAATCTCCTAAGATTGAGGCGGCGAAATAGTTCCTTTACCCGCTCGCTCCTGAAGGTATGTCAGGAGGTTTTGGTATGCAAGCTCTTCTGTCTCACCTACTAAGTTAGCAGGATGTGGGTTATCATAGTCTACAAATTTACAGATAAACTTTCCAAAACGGGTTTTCTCTATTCCCACATCCCGCCCCAGAAAGCTCTTAATCGCTGCTTTAGTCTTGTCTAAACTCATACAGGATCCTCATCTCCATGTGAGCAAGCAGCTCGCCCAATAGCTTGTAACAAAGATTGCTTCTCCGCCTCAAGTATCCCAACAAAAACAAGATGCTCGGTTGGGTCACTCGCACAGAGGATTGAAATACTCGCAGGCCCGTCTTCTTCATGGATGTACGAAGCTACCAGCGATTGAATAGTCCCCTTATTGGCTAGCTTCAATAAGATCTCCAACTCTCGGATGATTAGCTTGTTGGGAAGCGGGGTTGACAGGGAGCGGTCCGCCAGTTTTAAGACTTTGTTGGGGGGCTTTTGGTCCGTCATTTGGTTTTTCCTTCATTAATTCAGTCAAAGATACAAGCATTTCAGTTTTTGTTTGCTGCGCTTCTAGATATTTTTTACAAAACTCGGCCCCATCACTCACAATAACCAACTCATCAGGCATTACGATTACAGTCATCCCTTCAAAAAGTACAAGCAACTGTTCCGTCTCTTCATCAGTGCCCACCCACAAAAGTTTCTTTCCCTGTAGTTTTTTTAATGCGAGATAATTCATCACTAGTTCTTGTGCCATTCTCTCCCCCACTCTCAGAAACGCTTGTGATCGCGTTCCAAGCACAAAAGCTTAGCGCGATAATAATCAAAGTAAAATACCACCAGTCCCGGTCTATTTTCAGAATCCCCCGCCTTCGTGTAACGCATTAGCCTCCACTTCTTTTAAGATTGCACTGAATGATTTTCCAGCCAAGTAAATTTTTCCATTATTCCAATGATCGACAATATCCTTTCCAGGGTTCGCTTGAATCTTCTGAAGATACCCAAAAACTGTCCCATGAAGGTTATCTACATAGTGAACGAAAGCCGCTTCTGGGCAAGCCATCGTCACAGGGGATCCCCACTCCATCCTACCATGGTGAGCTAGAACCACATGCATGAGATGGTCACGGACAATTTCAGGCACCTCCCGCTCCGCACAAGACCCATGGATCAGAGCTGCTACCATGGGGATATGAGGTACCAAGATCCCTTGGAGTGTTTTTGGAAAGCCGGGGTCACTGCTATATTCAAACAACTTTCCGTAATCGTGGAAAAGGATGCCGAATAAGCAAAGATCCCGATTAAGAGGGTGAAAGAACTCCAACTCCAACAGGGCCTCCGCACACTCACACATCTGAAGCGTGTGCTCGAGCAGACCTCCTTTGAAGGCATGGTGCATTCCTGTCGCCGCGGGGACAGACATGAAAGCATTCTGATAACCGCGATTGAGAAACAAGTCTTCTGCTACTTCTCGGACAAACTTATTCTTAATCTGTCCAATGTATCCAACAATCTGGTCCCACATCTTTTCGACGTCGTAAGTCGTGCATTTATCAAAGTCACTATCTTCCTTAGACTTACGCTCTGCGACCCATCTCACCGTCAGTTGGCTCTTACCCTGGTAGTTGCTGACATCCCCAGCCACAAGGCATATTTGTCCTGCCTTGTAAGAGTAGTCTCTCGCATCGGCATCCCAAAAGACAGCGGGGAGTTCTCCAGATTTGTCAGCCACCTTAAATCGGTGGTAGTTCTTGCCGTGCTTCGTCACGGCAACTTGAAGATCCATGATTCTAAAATCACTCTCAACGACATCTCCTTCTTTCAAATCCTTAACAAGCTGTTTCATTGCTCTTTCCTTTTATTAATCAAATCTTCATATTTTCTTACAAGTACCACTAATAGCTCTAACCTATTTTTAAGATAATCTTCCCGATTTTTACCCAATGCAGTACAAACTGCGATCTGCTGGGCCAGGAGATGCGTACTCGCATCCTGAATATCCATGATTTGTTTGATGGGGTTCCCGTCTGAAGGGAAATGCTTTTTAAGGTTGGCTGCAATCACCGCAAGAATAGGTTCTTGCTCAGGGGAAAGCTCCGTGGGGTTTTTCATAGTGTGTCTCCTTAAGAACTCGAACCGCTTCTTCTAACTGATTTAGATCAACAGCTAGAAATTCAAATAATGGATTAACGTGTTTAGATCCTTGAATATCGGCCTGGTAGATATAGTGTCTTCCGCTTGGGAGCTGGCAAAGGAAAAGGGTGCGGCTCTCATTAATCGCAACGCTCGTCCCCTCACGAATTGTATCGTTGAGTTCTGCCTTGATTCGTCTGAGTTCTTTTTCAAAAAATGTCTTCTGGTGGCGTAAGTTTTGGATCCTCGCCCCCACCGGCCCCTCGAACAAGTCGTTCTGCATCATGTGTCTCCTTTTTGCATTCTAGGCATGGCTGAGTCCTCAGCAAGACCATGCATTTGTAATACCCATCTCCCCCACACTTAAGACAGCTATTCTCAGTCATATTTCCTTTCACAAGTTCCTAGTTTCTTCGCCCAACCTACGCAAAATCCTTTTTTACGCCAAGCACAACTAAAGTCGTTTTTCCCCTCTGAGCCATCCGGCCAAGAAAGAATGTCTTCTGATTCTGGGTCACTCCCCCGAGTCGACGGACATGGACCACAAGGGTTTAAGTAGGTAAATACAGGTCGCAATAATAATACTGGTCGTTTTATTTTCATGTTTTTTAATTTTTCCGAATATTGTCGACCTCCTTCCAAACCGCTGGGAGACCGCCTACTACATAAAGACTTAAATACTTCTGCGTTGAAAATCCATAAGTCTTCTGAAAATGTGGACTTTCTGGAAACTGTGCCCAAAAGTAGGCTGACTCTAATCCCCTACTCTGACCTAAAAGAGCAAGACGGTTCCAAGAAAATCGAGGATCCCATGACCACTGCCACCCGGACTCGGTAGGGTGACTATCGAAACATATATCCACAGCGAGACCATAATTATGATAGCTATGACCAGCACGAGCTTTAGTAACAATACCACCAGGGGCAGTTCTTCCTTGAGCAAATAGACGATCTTGTTCTTCAAATGTGCGAAGGCCACAAAAAATACCCACCGTTAAATATTGTTTACGAGCTGCTTCTAGAAAACCTCTAACCTCTTCCGCGAATGGAGGGTAGAGAAGGCTTAGCTTTTGTTCTTCATCCATTGGAGTTGGAATACTAAAACGTTTAACCGTTGATGGTGTCGGGGTCGTCGACACCATAAGTACCTGCTCTTTTGGCGGCTCGCTTACAGATTTTACAGATGGTTTTCCAAGGAGGCGAAGCCATCTTGTTATGACACTGAGTGCACGCTGGACGACATTTGCGACAAACTCCATATCGAAAGTATCCTTTCGCAGTACAGTTCACCCCTGAGCATTTTATTTGACCGGTCAAGAATTTTTCTTCTTCGGTTTTCATAGTCTTTAGATTACCAGCTAGGCAAAAATTACGCTAGTAGGGTAAGATACTTTTATGCCATTTTCTTGCTATGAATACATCCCACCTGTTCTAAAGAAGCTCTATGAGATCGAGCCTGAACTCACGACTGTGCTTGATGTGGGGATTGGCTATGGCCAGTGGGGGGCGCTCACCCGCTTTCATACAGATCTTTACCGGCAGCGTATTGAGCAAAAAGACTGGAAGCTCAAGATCCGCGGGATTGAGGGTTTTCTAAAATATCGTAATCCATTCTGGGATCATTACAATTCTGTGGAGATCGGCGAAGCTTGCGCCCTTTTAAAGAAGGATACCCAATATTATGACCTCGGGTTTATTGTAGAAGTCTTGGAACACCTAGAGAAGCCTCAAGCCCTGGGGGCACTTGATTGGATGGTAGCGCACTGTAAGCACCTGTTCTTCTCCTATTCTAATTTAGAACAGGGAGCCTGGGGCGGGAACGACTATGAAATCCACCGATCGAAGTGGACTAAGAATGAGATTCTGTCTAGGCATTCTAACGCAGGAGTGCTATTCGACAGCCCCATGAACGTGCTTTGGTACTTAAGAGGAAATGGGAGTGCCTCCGTAGAAGCACTCCCTGAGTTTTAGACTTATTTTTTCATATATAATTATATATGAAATTTACTGATCGATTATCACTGGATTACGAAATCTAGGCATATACTCATCTGAGTAACAGGACCACTCAGAGAAAATATCCACTAGAGGGATATACCAATCTGCACAGCAATAATAGGTTCTTACTTCCATTGCACAGAACCTAGGCTCTGTGCGCGAACAATAAATCACTGGACTCTGTGATGTACAACTCCAATAAGATTTGTACGGTAGATGGATCACTGTGCGAGAAACGGGATCGTATACCACATTCGACTCACTAAAAGAGGTGAGCATAGTACTTGCCTGGGCACTGCCCATTAAAAACAGAATCAAACTAATCATTATTTTTTCCTTGTTATTGGTATTGACCCCAGGGAGTGGATTCGAACCACTGACCTCCCGCTGAAACAGAAGTTCATGACCTTCTGCAGAGTACCGGTACCTCTCTAATCAGCAAATGCTCTACCAACTGAGCTACCCTGGGATGTTAAATAAGTAGTGGGCTGCTAACCGCTGCATTAACTAGGCGTCGGACTTTGGGAGCTGTTAACCCTTGCATCCTAGGCACCCACTACCATTATCTCGGGCCGGGCTTGAGTACCGACTAAGGCACCTTATTCCTTTCGGGTATTTCACCTACTCAGGGCCAGATCACCTGCTTGCGCTATGTGTCCTTCCACATCGCCGAGATAAACTAATCCTTTTCAATTGTTACTTTTCGAGCAATCACTTCATCATTATCACATATAAAATGGACTCTGATATGACACTTAGGTCCTCTACCACGTTTTGTGCCTTGTCCAAAAATATTATCTTCATAGGCCACTTCACCGCAAGCCTCTATCTTCATGTCTCCATCATAATCATCCTCATTAAACACCAAATCGAATATCTCAAGAGGTTCTTTATGTTTCTTTATAAACAATTCATTGGCTTCTTTTAGTGCCTTAATTAAATCAGTAACCTTCATCTAACACTTACCTTTCATAGAGCTCTAGTTCTCTTGCTTTCTTTCCGTCTTCAAAGGCTTGGAGAATTGCAGCAGCAACTACATCTACCAAAGATGTACCGATACCGATAGTACACCCACTGAGAAGCGCCGTCGCAGACCTACTTTTTGCTTCTTGTTCAGTCATCCGCATCCTCCTCGCCCAGATTGTTTAAAACGTCTAATATGCTATAGGCATTACCATCACCAAACTTGCTCAGTGCCAGTTCCCTAGCCTTCTTAAATCCCGCGATGAAGGCTTCGCGTTCGGCGTCAAACACTCCATTATAGGTATAAGGGAAAGCGTGGCTATGCTTTGCGTGCTCGTAGGCAAATTTTTCAAGTCTAGTCATTGGCATCCTCCTCGCCCACGAATCTTAACTCAGCTATAAATTTTCCCGTATGTTCAACAACTATGTCATACGCATCTTCCCTCGCCGCTTTGAATCCTGCGATGTATCCATCATAAGACGATCGGTATTTTTCATCCGCTGTTGAATACTCATACGCCAACTTCTCAAGCTGAGTCATCTTTCCTCCTCCTCGCTCGGAGAGCTAGTAGGCATTTCTCCCTCGAGCAACATGAAATATTCAAAGTCACTCCAAACCCAGGAATCGTAAATTGCCTCTTTTCCACGGTACCAAAGTGATGCGCCATCTTCATCAGAGTCAAATTCAACTACATCGAAGTCCCATCCATATAGTCCGCCGGTCTTTCCAGTTTGAAGCGCAACAAGGAAAACACTACCCTCTTGAAAATAGCTGTATTTCTTCGGATCGTTTTTAATCCATTTTATTTTGGGTCGCATCATCCCCTCACCACTAAATAAATAATTGTCCCAACCATGATGATTCCAGACCATATTCCCGACAAAACAAGTCCTTGAAGTCCGCGACCATAACCCGTAGTTTTATCGGTGATTATGGCGATAAAACACCCAATTAGCCATACCGCTAAAATTACCATCCATGCTTGAAGTTGAAAGTGAATAAACATTTATTCTAATCCCCTATATAAACTGGAGCTGCTTTCACAGCCCCAGTAAAATTATAACGAAACCACCTGTAACTCCGTCAAATTAGATTTAACACTTGCGAGGAAGACTTGGCTACCCTCAGGAAGAAATCCCTTAAATGAATCCACCAAATCTGCATTATCACAAAAGTAGAACCCAGGAGGAGTCTTCAAAAGCGATTGAATACATCTTGACCACAGGAAGTCCGTCTTCATCCGTCTCCCCGAAGAAAGTGAATGATACGGAATGTCTCCAACACTGATCTGAAGCTGGCCTTCCTCAATCTTCACATTCACTCCTGGTAACTGAATCTTTTCGATTGTCTCTAAGAGCTCGACTTCTGGGAGTGCCTTAAGAACTCCTTCCACCGCGGCAAGCGATTGAATTTGAATCGCTAGATCAGCAGACGATTGGCCCAAAGTCCCGAGTTTAGCCCGATTGGACGCGCTCTTCTCGATAAAAATCTTTGCTGCTTGAATCCTCCCACTTGTAATAAATAAGTATTTTTTATTGTTCTCCGCTTCCTCAATAGGCCAAGGAGATAAAGGTGCTACCGGTGCTACATTAGGAGCAATAGGATTGAGGGTTTTAAGTTGATTTCTAATACTTATCGTTCTTTCCATCCAAACTGCATGCTCGGATTTTAAATCAGATGATTCTTGTGCAATACGCTTTGCTTGGCTCTCAAGCATCTCTACCGTGTTTTGTACGGCCTGGTTATGATCCTCAATCTCTCGTTCAAGTTGATTAAACTCAATCAGCTTCGCTTCTCGCTCAGCCAAAATAGAGGCTTTCAACTTATCGCTCACCATCTGACCACACCGCGGACAGCTCTGATCAGACAAGTGTTCTTTCAGTACAGGTGCGAGAGGCTTCTGCTTGTATTGCATTCTCGCTGAGTTTAGTTCACTCGTCAGATGAGCTAACTTATCCTCCCATTCCTTCTCTCGATAATTAGGTGCACCCCCCAATGCTGCTAGCTCAGCATTCAGCTTCTTAAAGTGAGCCAGGTTCCACTCATAAGCAGTCACTGCCGTTTGATGCAAAGAGTGTGCATATTGAAAGTCTCGCGCCTGTACTTCATAAGCAGAATACAAATCCACCTTCCCCTGAAGTTGCATAAGCAAATCTTCTAACTTGGTTGCCTCTTCTGGAGAAACATTTGTGTCCGAGTTCGATAAAACCGCATCTAACTCCCGAATTGCTCCTTGATTAGCTGAATAGAGATTCTGCAAAGCTCGTCTTTCCCTGGCCACTGCCTCTGCATCCACCTTAGTATTAACCAGCTTAATCAACTTCCATGGAATCTCTACATTAGAAAGATGACTTGTAAGCAATGCCTTCCGATCGATTTTCACTGCCTCATTAATCACCGCAATCCGCCGCTCTGGTGTCAATCCCATAAAGTAACCCACAAAGATCGCACTCGCAGCTAAATCATAATCCATCCCAAGCAAAGCCGTAAGCTCTGTCTGAGTCATCTTGATCGCTGGAAACCCAGGACGCTGAAGCTCTACAGTCGATGTTTGGCCTCTTTTCTTCTTGCGAACAAAAACAGCCTTGTCTGTTGAAAGAGCAACTGTGGTCGTATCTTGGCCATGATGAATCAGGTGATCAGGGTTCTTCCCACCTCCTACATCCACTCCATAAAGCGCAAATGCAAAAGCCTCTGCCACTGTAGACTTCCCACTCTCGTTCGGGCCCTCAATGCGATTCTGACCTGGATTAAACGCAAGAGTACGCTCTTTCACTCCACGAAAATAACTGAGTTGTAATTGTGTGATCATGACTTCCCTTCCAGAGGTTTCACATCCTCAAAATTAACAATAACTCCCTGCACCCCCATGCCCTTCATGACATGCCCCAACTCTTCGATGAAAAGAGTGTACTTTGCATGGGTAGTATCCACTGCAGAAATTACAGCCTGATAATCCTTTTCTATTAACCGCCCACGATGAAGGACTTTATCTTTCACCTTATAAAGTGGCTTGATATTTTCGTCTTCAACCCACTTCGCGACAAGCGCTTTATGCTGCTGGTTTTGTATCCAGGCCACATCATCTAGAATCTCAACTAACTCAGAATCAGAACCCCACCCAGAGTTCTTTTCTAGATTCCTTGAAATATCATAACCGTCATTATCGCAGCCGTCTTCAATAGCTTCCCTTAACTCCAAGCCAATCTCATTTGGATGTACGCTAGGATCATTTACCCAAATAATTACTTTTGGTAGAATCTCTTTTACAACGGCATTGATGACAGTTCCCTGCCACGCACATGGTCTTTTTTTCATAATAAATCTCCCTAATTTACTTATACCCGAACTTTTCTACTTTAGTCCTACACCTGAGATGAACATCATAAGGTTCTCCATTGACAATTAGGATAACAATTTGTTTTTCTGGGATTGGTTTTTCGCAGAGGTAGCAATTCATAGTCTTTCCTCTAAAAGTTCTACCCTACGAATTAAGTCAGAAACTTTCTTCTCGATAGAATCACTTATGATTTCTATCCATAGGTTGCCGTTCCAAATGTATAATATTCCATATCTATCAGCAGCTCTCCCGTAACAAGTTTTACCTTCGGGTGGTCTCCGTGTACAAAGCTCCTCAAATGTATAAACATCGATTGGAAGTCCCCATTCCATAATAGCGTCCTCAATCATTCGTTCATCATCCAAACACATCCTAAAACAAACCCACACATCACTGTTAAAGCAGCTACGTCTTGCCAGCTCATATTATTCTACTCCAAACGAATTAAGACATTGCCTAATCATAATCAAATTAACCCGCATCAAATCATCTTGATCCTCTTGGTCCATGGACGCACAGTAAACCTGCATATTTGCCCGCAAGTTGCTCAGTAAGAACTGAAGTTCTCTCCGGCTTTCGAAAAACTCATCTAATGTTTTAGGGGGTTTCATTTTAAATATTTATCCCCAAAGAGAATTAAAGTTATGAGGAAAACAAGAAAAACATAAGACAATATTGTAGCAAATATTATTTTCTTCCCATGAAGTAGTTTAAAAAGAAGGTTCATGTACCCAACCGTAGACATAACCAATGAAACTAACATTCCAGCACCAATCAGAATCAATACAAAACTATGTAGCATCACTTGTGTCCTTTACTAAATCTTGACCTCAGAAAACAGATCGTGCACGTAGGAGCTCCATCGAGAAAACAATAAGTTTGTCCAGACTCTATTTCACAACTACAAACAGAACACTTCATTGCTCTTGCTCCTTCGCGATAGCTATTGCTCCCCACACATGGTCGAACTCCACATGACATTTTGGACATATACGTCCATCATGCGACCCGCAATCCTCACACCCTACATCACGACTCACCCAGTCTTCTGTAGGCGAGTGTTCTTTGCAATAAGGGCACTTCCACTGGTAAAATCCTTTATGAACATCATGCCAGCCATTTTCAATATCTTCTTTCATTCATCTTCCTCTAATTCACAACTAGTAAATCCAACCCCACTCGACTCCACTCCCATACTTTGCTCTGACGATAGCTCAATTAGTTTCACATTCTGACCGACAGCATATTTAGTGGAGCACTTCGGACATTTGTAATAGTAGAAAAACTCCGCGTCCACATGCCCTAGATATCCACACTTACAATGAAGATCTATACAGGCATGGGTGCCCTTCCATTGAACCCAACCATGCGGGGTATCTGTATCGGCCCCAAAATCTTGAGAATAAATTAATTTATAAAAATCTTTCATTTCTTCTCTTTCTCAACTACCTCAAAGAACTCCTTCGCATCAGGCCCAACACCAAACCAGACCCCATGCTCATTCTCTAAAAGCCAACCCACCTGGATCAACATACCAAATTTCCAAGGTGTGCCTGGAATTGGGTCTCCTATATCCTTGTCATTGATCTCTGTGCCGGGCATCATTTCCCACCAAGGGCATACTCGATGTGTTTTTCCATTCTCTTTGTGTTTCCAAGTTTGAGGATATTTCTGTTCACTCATCTATTAAACCTTTCTCCAAGTAGTCCTGTGACACTTGGTGCAATCTCTCGTTTGTACATCCATAATTCCCGTATATCCAAAATGATTACTACAAGGGACGGTTACTATACGGCTCCACTGGGACCACTTATGAAAGAAAACCCACCAGCACTTCATTTCAAACTCCATCTCTCTAGCTGCAAATTTTCAATTTTATTTCGATCATACTTCGCTGTAGAATAATCAATACGGGCCTCTCTCAAAATATTTCTTCTCTCCCCAGGACAATTGGCACTACCAAGTTGTTTGATATAGCATCCTAAAGAATCACGATCTAATATAATTGAGTTGTAATGTTTTTCTGCTGCTTTTTGGTTCGAGTGTACTCCAAGATTAGGGATGTCTACTGTACCAGGACTATTACCCGTAACCATTCGTGTGACTATATAAACGTATTTCATAATAAAGTCCTTTTAATCCACCCTTGCACGATGCCTTCTGAAGCACGTATTTCTGCGATCGTCTCATTAGTCAAACTATAACTTCTTAGTGTTTCGTCAGGGACTGTCATTATAATCCAACCCATATCTATATAAGTTATGATGACTGAACATGGCATCTCCTTAAATTTAACCATTCTAGTATCATCTTGTTGACCAGCAATAGGGCCTGTATCTTCTGTAATGGGCGGTAGCCACTTATTATTTTGCATTGAAACCTTTACATAATTTTCAGTAGCAGCCTTTTCAATTCCCATCTTCACTTCCCCAATCATCAGCAGAAAGATTTTTACACATTACATATCTGTACTCATCAGGCTTCTTTAATATCTTTGCCCACAAACTACTTATAATAGAAGGTTTAAGTACAATGATGCTATACTCTTTCGAGAATTTAATACTGTCTTCTTTTGAAATAACACCATCTGAAACAAGCTGCCTCAGAATCATATCTTTGCCGCGGTTTAACTCCATCATAAGTCCTTCATAATCAAGAATGTATTTCGTTATTTGCTTCATTTTGGCGCCTCCAAAATATCATAAGGGTTCTCATCAAACATTCTTGCAAGAGGCACGAATGTATAACCATCATCAGCACTGCGTCCTACCGCACACAACACAATCGTAGGCAGCCCAGTAGCTTTTTCAGTGCACTCGAGCAGTGCAAGATTTTTATCCGCAGCTGCTATTTTTAGAGTTTCAAAATTGTCTTTGTATCCTTGATTAATCACTATGATTTACCTCTGATATTGAAGGTTTTATTTTATTTCTTATCTATTCATTACCCAACTCTCTATCGCAGATAGATATCTCCTTTGTCTCTACTGTCTAACTCTGCCTCTGGTAATCTTATATCAATGGTTCTTCTAAGATTAGCCTTCCCCAATTTATTTCCAGTCGCTGGTATCTCCATCGAATAATTTGGTCCTATAACAAAATCCCATTGATCAACCTTTACAATATTCAAACTTTCTATTTCTGTAATTCCCTGTCCCTGTAAAAAGGACAAAACTGTCTGAAGCGTTTCTATTTTCATAGTTCCTCCGTTTTTATGTTTACTCTTCCCGTTCCCTTGCAAGGTCTGCAATCCTTATTTAAACTTTTACAATAAGAACAAATCGTCGGATCTCGACCTGCGTGAAACCCGCTAATCCAAACTTGCTTCACCCATGGACCCATCCCACCAATCATCTTCTCATCCGGCTCATCTTCAAAAAGTGCAACCACAGTACTTATTGCAGATAACTCTGCACGAGTGTAGCCTTTGTCTGCCCCATTCCAATTAACTACTCTTTCTTCTAAATGGGCCTTGCGGCGCTTGAGTGCTTTCAGTTTAATTGAGTCAATAATCATATAGGATCTCCTATAAATATCCTGCAGCTTTTGCACAAATAACAGTAATCCATAAAACACTACTGGCCATAAACCAATCTCCTATTACAGAATCTGGCTCCTCTTTATGAATATCCCAACCTAAGTTAAAAGTGATAAAACCTCCAAAATGTAAGATAAAATGAAATATATCCGCTATGACTTTTAACCACGCTATTTTAGAGTTCATTTTTATCCCACTTCTTTCTGTACGCATCTGCGAACTTTTCTGTTGCTACATGCTTTAATGTTTTACATTTCTTTTGAATGATAAATGCATCAAAACAAGATTCACTCCTAGCAAGAAAGACTTCAAAGTTGTGACCACGTTTACTCAGCCCTGGAAGATGGCTAAGCGCAGCAGCAAAGCTCTGATTAGCAATCCCTAAAGGAACAGCGTTCCTACCCCAAATCACTGCTTGCACCTCACTAAGATACTGGCCCCCCGAGAGCTCACAACGACACTTGCGCTTTTCACCCATCAGTTTAAATAGGTCATGACATTTTTTACAGAATACGAGTTTCATTTGTCCACCCTGTAGCTAATCCAGCAGTATACGCCGCAGGCGCGACAGACATATCCCCTATCGCCTTGGCTACTGGAGTCGAAATAGTACCAAGGAGCAGAGCATTTGTAACAATACCCGTGATTCCACCAATTATTTTCTCTCCGCTTTTGCCACCAACCACCTAAGGCCATTAAAGAAAGAAAAATAAATCCTGGAGCATAAAATAATATTATGGAGTCAGATAGATATTTCATCTTTCACCTGTATGTGGAGGGTCCAGTCCTTACTGGGAATAATTGCTCTCTTCAAAATACTCCTCATCTCTTCTTCCAGATAAGTTGTGAGTAATTTCTTAGGACCTATCCCATAACTAAGAGATATCTCCTGAAAATTAATCCAAACCAGATGCTGGTTCCCTCGCTCCCACTCTAAAATCATGGAGGGGGATTTTCGGCAGCGATCTGCCATCTGCTCAACACTGATTTGTGCATGTTCCCGTGTATCTTTTAAAAACTTCCCGAAAGCTGCGATGTCCATTTGTATTAAATCTCCTCAAAAATCTTATACCCGTAAAAAGTGAATTCCTGCACGTCATTGCCGGAGTACTGTGCTGCACAGCAATATATTTCCTGCACGTCATTGCCGGGCAGGGTTTTTGGCTATACAGCGTTATAATTCCTGCACGTCACTACCCGGGAGGGTCTGGCTGGAGCCGGAAGATTTGACTCTGCGGCGACATGTCAGTGGATCAACCGATACTCAACTGTTTTAGTTACAATCAAGTGACTCTTCTGACTCACCACCGCTTTCCCGAAATACTCAGAAGTACTGCAGACCCAGAGGAAAGACTTCATCGTGTTCAGACTGAGCTCAAGGGCCCTAATCGCTTCCTCAGGGTAATCGAAGAGAACACGACTCCAGAGGTGAGGGCATTCGTCTTCGGGGCAGTCATGGACAACTGTGAAGACGATGGTGCGGTAACCTATCCTGTCTGTTGTAGGAGTAATCTCAATCTTTGCTCCTGTGATGACTTCAAATAATTCTAGAGGGGGTTCATCCCCTGGATCCGCTAAATTTTCAAACCGAGTGGTTAGGGTAGGGATAGGGGGCGCGTCATCCTTGTCATCAGGAGATTTGGTAAAGGTGAGAGTGCACAGTTTGGGAAGAGAAATAAGATCCATATGAAGACCATTGCATGAGGGATGATTGAGGGCTAGGCAAAAATAACCTGTTTATTTTAGTCAAGCTTTGGTTTCAGAAGTAGTCTAAAACATAATAACACGCTGTGACGTATCAGACTATCAGGACCCCATTGCAACCAGTGGTTAATGGAAATTTTTTCCTCAGAATAGGTGATTATTCCCATACAATAATATAAATATATATATGAGAATAAACACATATATATAGGAAATAGCTGAGATACGTCATAGTGCGTTATAATAAAAACATAATGATTTCAACCGTATTAAAAATGAGTGACGCATAGTGACGTAGCTACACTATCAGATGATACGGTGTGACGTATTTCTTCAACTTTGCGTCATTTGAATTACTTTTATAAAAGATCGCGTTATTTTTGTATAGGGCAGTATGTTAAAGGAGATGTATTGCATCAACTACCCTTAACGCACCTGCTAAATGACGCACTTCTTAGAAAATACGAGGAGGCGTGTCATGAGATTAGGAAATAGTGAACTGTTTTGCTTTTAGCTGATGGATTCGGAGAGTACTCCCGAACCCATCTGGCAAAATGTGTTCTTATTCGGGCATAAGCTAAGTAAGGAGAAATCTTAGGTATGAGACCAAATCAATTAATTGCTAAGTTCGAAGATAAAGAAGTCCGTAATATGATGAAGGATGGGCAGAGGTGGTGGGTGATTGTAGACATTATCGAGGCTTTAACTGAATCAACAGACTCACAAGACTATTGGTATAGACTACAACGTCGTGAAAACATTGAGTTCTCGACAAATTGTCGACAACTGAAAGTAACCGCGTCAGATGGTAAAGGCTATATGATGGATTGTGTCAACTTTGAGGGAGCTCTCCGTCTTCTTCAATCTATTCCATCTCCTAAAGTGGAACCATTTAAGCAGTGGCTGGCAAAAGTAGGTAGGGAACGAGCTGAGGAAGAAGCGAATCCCTATTTAGCTCTCAAGCGGGGCCGGCAAAGAGCAGTTGAAAATTATGAACGTAAGGGAAGGGAAAAGCCTTGGATTGAGGAACGAATCAAGGGGATTCATACGAGACTGGCCCTTACAGATGCCTTTAAAGAAGCGAATCTAACTAAGGATGGGTATGGAAAAATAACGAGTATTAATCATCAAGGGACCTTTGGACTGACTGTGAAAAGTCATAAAGAGCTAAAGGGGGTAAAACAGAGTAGTAACCTTCGTGATAATATGGTGGGTACAGAACTTAGTTTCACGGATCTTTCGGAACATTTTTTGAAAGAAAAGCTGCAGAAAAGTGGTGCGAGTACACCTGAAGAAGCAGAGCAGTGTGCAAAAGAAAATGCAAAAATGATGAGTGAAGCACGCGAAGTTTTTGAACGAGTTAGAGGTACTAAACTCGCTAGTTCGGAAACTCCAGCGACTGTTGATCAGATTAAATTGTCGATATGAAAGATATGACTAGAGTGCGCCCAATTGTTGGCGCACTCTAAAGTTTTTTAACTAGTAGTTTTCAAACTCTGGTTGCTCATTAGGAGGTAGCGCTGGAGCAGGAGAGACTTCTGCCTCTTCTACGAGGGCAGGTCTCACGTTCGCAAGCATCTCTGGCCGGATGGTGGGGATATCTGACTCGACGAGATCGAACTCTGCTTGGACGGCTTTGGCAAAGTCGGTGACATCTCCTGATGCGAATTTCTCGGCGCGTACGCCGGCATCCATACCGAGTTTGGCCCATTGTCTTGCTTGTGCGTCGCTCTCTGGTTTGTTGTGTGCAGTGTAGTGCTGGAACTTATAGCTTGCGGTGGTCACGAGCATACTTAGGAACTGGCTGAACTGGGTCTTGGTGGGTAAACCGACTTGATAGAGAACTTCGTCTTTGGGTTTTAGAAGTGCTGTTTGGTATCGCACATAAACATAAGGATCATTTGAACAGTTCTTTATATATTCTCGCCAGTCATCTCGTCGCATTGCAGAGCAGTCAAAGAAGTAGCGGCAGTAAAGATCTAGGCCTTCTTGAGTGACATGAAACCCGGATTGTTGCATGAGGATTGGGGCGAGCTCTTCGGTGGGGACTTTTGCAATGAGAGTCGTTTCCACGGTGACTCTGATTGTGGGTTGATCGAGGAGGGCTTTACACTCTTTCCACTGGGCTTCGAGGTAGTGGCTGATATCTGGGCGCTTAAACCGGTAGTCGTAAATATCTGCGAATTCTAGCCGGTCAAGCATGGCACGGGATGCTTCATCCCAGGGCCTTTTTTGAATGAGCCTTCGCCTAAGCCCGGGGGATAATGGGAGCAACGCCGCGGCTTCTGCGATCTCAGTATAAGCACTGTTTGATAACAAGGGCAGGGAAAGAGAATCGAGGTGTTTGGCAATCGCCTCCACTTCTTCTCCTTCGAGCATGAGCCATGTGATGTACCGCTTTTGCGGGATCATTCATGACCTATAAAATTAAGAGATGTCAAGAACAAGCACATACTCTGAGTATTATCTGTCTTGAGCTTCGCGTCAAGGGAACTGGAGCAGGGCAGTCACCCAGACTCAAACTGTCTGTTTCCGGGTATGAGAGATATAGAAAGTTAAACATACAATGCAAACACAAATGTCTTTGTTGAGCTCAGTTTTAAAAACAACCGTAGCTAATCAGCCAGAGAGGGTAATTGAGATTCGTGGTCAAAAAGTAATGTTGGATAGAGATGTAGCGGAGGCCCTTGGGGTAGAGTCCAGAGATGTAAACCAAAATGCTAAAGATAGTCCTAAATGGGGAGTATCTGCGTCAAAACACTATTGAGGAGGAATATCGTTTTCAGTTGACTGAAAATGACACAGAGCAACTGCGATCAGAAAAACGGATATCTAATAGTTCTAGACACTTACCTTGGGTCTACACTCGAAAAGGATGTGCTTATTTCGGAACAAGCATGACATCCCCTCAAGCTTGTGCTCAAGCAGTTAGCCTGGTTGAAGTGTTTGACAAGGTGCAGGAACTGAGGGAGTTGTCTCCCGCAGAAACTCTTCATGAGATCACTCGTCAGATGGTGAAGAATGAAAAGAGACTGCGGAGTATTGAAGCTAATGTTGCTGACCTCAAAGCACACGTCACAACGGTGAATACAGACTATTATTCAGTAGCGGGTTTTGCTTCCCTTAAAGGGCTAAACTTGAATGTTCACCAATGTAAAACATTGGGTAAAAAGGCAGTTCAGGTGTCTAGGGAATCTGACTATAATATTGGGATTGCTTATAGTGAAATCTTTGGGCAGGTGAATACTTACCATGTGAATGTTCTCAATCAGCTCTTTACTGAAGAGAAACTTTTAAAAGTCCGCGGTCATTAAGTCTAATAAGTCTGGTCACTATCTAAAGAGAGTGGCCAGACTTATTAATTCTCCATCCATTTTTTTACTAGTGGAACTCCAAAATAGACTAAAAGACCAAGAATTGCGCCTATCATATAAAAGATAAAATCTTTGATACTCGAGCCGCGGACTTCTTCTGTTTCATACTTTTCGTCATACCAGAACTCTTTGACCATGGCGAAGGCAAAGAAGAGAGCCATTCCGTACCAGAGAGCATCGGGCCCAAAGATATAGGTTGGCAGGAAGACCATTAGAGCTCCAAACAGCATATGCGCATTTTGGGCAACAGAATCATAATCTCTTGGGTCAATCATAGGTAATCTCCTGTGTAAGCGATCATTATATCACAAAGCAGTTAAGGGTTTAGCCAACCGAATAAAGGTTTTTTTAGATATCCAAATAGGGTATAAAGACTAAGCAGGCGACTTCAACCCGAGGATCCGTCGCCACCTCATAAAATTAGGAGCTATTTATGTCTGCTTATTGCCTACCTGGCTTTACTCTGAGCGTTATCAATTCCCAAAATCAAATCATACGAGAATCCAACCAAAACAACGTTCGTACGGCTTATCTTGAGTTTGGGGAAGAATATCGTCTTCGGATCAAGAATAAGACCGATTACCGCGCCTATTGCAATGTGATGATTGACGGGATGGATGTTGCCTCTGGGTCTAGATTTTTACTCCAGCCTAAACAGACCATGGATCTTGAGCGGTTTGTTCTTGATGGAGACTTGACTCAGGGTAAGCGTTTTAAGTTTGTTTCCATTGAGGAGGGAATACGAACAGGAGAGATTCAGGATCCAACTAACGCAGCGAATGGATTGATCTCGGTAGTTTTTACTCCTGAGCGGCCTACACCCAACATCCTTCTTAATCCTTATATTAGAACCAATCAGGATAGTATTTGGGCACCGAGTAGTGTGAACTGTGTTAATTCTGCTGCATCTGGGGATGTGACCTTCACTTCTATGAGTGGTTTTGAGTCAGTTAAGATTACTGATGATGATGAAAGAAAAGGAGCAACCGTAGAAGGATCCTATTCCAACCAGAATTTTCGTACGGATAACACATGGTTTCTTACAGACCTTCCTATTACAATGATGATTCAACTAAAAGGGAAGATAAACCACCCTCTTTGGACCATCAATGATCGGGGGGAAGTGTTTTATCAAGGGTCCAAATTGACTGTCGATTCCTATAAGATCCAGCCGGAAGGTCTTCAGATTTCGGTTAAGAATTTTAGCTTTGTAAAAGCATGAAAATACTGTATATAGTAGATACTTCTTTTATTTGTTGCTCTTAAAAAAAAGAGTTGCTACTCTAATAGATATCGTGTTTATTCCTAGGAGATAATGTATGGGTTTATTATTTAAAGACGGCGAAGGTGATCATAAAGACGGTCCTAAAAAGAGGAAGAAGTCTAGATCCCTCAAGCCGAGCTGTGTCGTAATCAACGTTTTTTGCGGTGATTGCAGTGACAAGAAAAAGAAAGAAGATGACGGCGATGATGGCGATGATGGCGATGATGGTGAAGACGGCGGCAGCTGATATTAGCCAATACTCGATAGTGTAGTTTAACCAATTTTTAAAACTAAGGAGATTTTATGGTACCAGAATATGATGGACACGATGGACACGATGGACACGGCAAGAAGGAAGCTCCCTGTGGAGTAGTGAATTTTTATTGTGGTGGTGATAAGTGTAAAAACGATCACCACGATAAGAAAAAGAAAGATTGCTGCGATCCTTGTGAAGCACTTCTCAAGGGCGATACTTATGTAGGGTTTGAAGACATCGGGTACATCACCCCTATTGCGTCGGAAGTTCCAGCCGAACTTCTGGTTAACCCAGCAGGCAGTGGCAAACTCTTGTACATCCGTAGGCGTTTGATGTCTACTTTGGGTTCTGATGATGAAGTGTGCTTGTTCAAGTACTCTTTTGATCCTTCACTTAATAGTCCCGGCATCCCAGGTACAATTGTGAACCTGAATACGGCGAGCAGCAATACTTCCATAGCTCAGTTTTATAGCCTTCCGAATGTTGCTGTACCGGGAGTTACGATTGATGCAATGGTAGTTGGTGTAGTTCCTTTCGAAAGTGAGGAACTTCTCATCATCGGTGAAGGACACAGCTTGCTCGTGACCTACCGCGCAAATGCTGAGAACACTCGTGCCGGTGCATTCTTGTACTGGACTGAGTGCCCAATCTGCTGGGAAGACAATCATCATGGACAGCCTCCTGTCTGATCGTTTTCCTAAGTAAGTAAGAAATATAAAAGCCAGGGTTCACTGAATCCTGGCTTTTTTTATTTTGTAGGGTAAGATTGAAGTATGAAATCCTTCCTGCTCCATTAGGTTTACCATCCCCCGTAGCCCTGGATTCGTCCGAATGGTTTTCGATCGAATCAATTTTAAACACAGGAGCTATTTATGAAATCACTTACGTTATTGAACATGAAATCTAGTCTTAAATCCTTGGCAGAAACGATCCGCCAAGGACGTAGGGAGCACAAGGCACGTTGCTACCAGGAACGTTACGAGTTCCGACACCTGCACTTAGCGTATGGATTGTTGCGGGGCAGAACGATGGAGCAGATGGAGTATAAGACCCGAGAGAGTAATAAACGAGATCAGAAAAAGCTGGACCGCTTACTTGAAGAGTACGGGGCTAAGCTTGCAGCAGAGCATACGGTAGCCTACTTAGAGCAGGGTGCCATATGAAGAAACTCTTTATCGTAGTAGACGCCTTTCTAGACAAATCTCAAAGAACGGTGCAGTCCTGCCATGCAGTTGCGAACTGGTGTAAGGACCACCCGGAAGCACTTCAAGAGTGGAATCAGCCAGGGGGTGGGCACATTGTACTTAAAAAATGTAAGGATCTAGAAGGGTGGCTACAGGAGGTTGACTCCTCTTTTAAGGAGTCTTATTGGGATAATAAATTAACTGCGCTGGTTGCTTATCGCGAGGAAGGTTGGGCGGAGGAGCTGCCGTTAGCCTGAGGGATATGGATGGCTGCCTGAGCGGCTAAGGTTTTCCTTCTAAAGGAAATACAGGCGGGTTCGACTCCCGCGCCATCCTCCACCCGGTCTATTTTTATAAACCAAGAAAACCTATTTATGTTTCTTCCAAATATCATCTAAAGCTTCCATAACACCTTGAGGTTTTAGTTGGGGTAGTGCTCTCCACTTATGCTCTTTCTTACCAGGGCCGTGCCTAGCTTGCATGAAACGGTTAGAATCCGTATTGTACATGAAATGCTTTCTTCGATGTTTTCTTTCTGCACGATCTTGCCTTGCCGAAAGTTTACCTTTTTCTACAAATTCCTTAGACCTCGCACTATGAGAAAACATCTTTTGTTGAGATTTATATTTATCAGCAAGATAGCCTGGAGATAGTCCTTCAGCTGCATTGACAGCAACTACAAGACGATTTGCTCGGCCAGCTTTTTTGCTGCGCGGTTTAGTAATTCTTTTGAAATAGCGACCTTCTCAAATCCTTTTAAAAAACTCATTTAGTTTTTATTTCTTGCGCTTTGAGAAGAGTTTTAAGGTGCTTCTCATTGTTTGGATTAAATCTTTTATGGGCACCTTTTCCCATTTTCTTATCATATTTATTTTTAGCTTTAGATATATTGTGCCGTAGTGAATAGCCTAAACCAGCAGCTCCAAGTGCGCTCCCTCCTAGAACCAAACCAAGAATTTTCATCTTAGTATCTGAAGTATGTGAAGATAGACTGGCCGTCTTTTCGAACCCTTTAATGAAGCTCATTTATCACCCACTTGTTCCTACTGAAGGAGCTCTACCCACTGAGTTAGAGTTCGACCCTACGGCACCTTTTAGATTAGACCACCACTGCTTAGGCTGCCACCCAGATTGATTAGCGCTATCTTGCATCTGCTTTGCTTTGACTGGGTCAATTTGTGGACTTCCTGGCGCGTCTGCTATTTTTTTAAAGCCTGAGATAAAACTCATTTCTTTTTTCCAGGCTTCTTTTTAGATGCGACATTTAAAGAAGGTTTTTTAATTAGGATATCGACCACAGGTTCCTTTTTTGGTGGAAGGGAGATCGCCCCCAAGGTAATAACCAACGGCTCCTGCTTTGGCACTTCTTTGGCTTTTTTAAAGAGACCTAAAAACTTGCTGAACCATTTATTAAAACCCATATTTAATACCTCCTAGTTTCCTATTGCTGCGATCCTTGCAGCTAAGCTTAAAAGCTTTTTCGGTTTCTTGGCGCTAGCCATTTTCTGAGCAGGCGCTGCTCCAGGTGTTGCTGGCTGTTTAGGTTGCTTCGGTGGTTTCCCATCTGGACCCATTCCGAGCGACATCTGACTCATCGATTTGTTTTGTTCGGCCAGTCTTTTCCCCTGCATATATGCCAGCATAGACTTTGGATCAGCTCTCCACTTCTCGAGATAGAGGTGACTTCCACCCATTTCTCCATCAGCCATACCATCAGCAAAAGGGTTGTCATTGCTCTTTACTTGGCCATTCGCAGCGGCTGTTTTAGTGACAGTCTTCTTGAGGCCAGCCTCCATGCGTTTGAGTCCTTGGATGACTTCTTGGAGTTTGTGAATGGCAAGAACAGGGGCAGCATCTGAGAAGTCGCGCATTCCGAGACGAGATGCCAAAGTAATCTCAGCGAGATAGTCAGTAACCTTCTCGAAGATTGGGCAATAGGCTACGAACTTAGAGATATTTTCAGGGTTGATGAAGTTAAGTCCTAAAATAGCATCGACAGTTGCACTCTGGTCGATCTCCGCAGCTAGCTTCAATACATCCGTCTGTTTGAGTTTATTGATTACTTGATCAAGTGACCCCAAAGCGGCGGTAGCTTCTTTAATGATATCTGCTTTTTTACGAAGAGGGCGAAGACCGTGGACTTTCACTCGACCTACACTATTCGCTTTCTTGATGATCTGGGCGATCTTTTCAACAGGAGTACCTTTGACTGCTAAGAGCATTTCTAGCTTACGCTGATCGAGCGCGAGTTTTTCTTCGCCAGGGCAATATGTTTCATAGACAATCCCGGTGTATCGGATCGTCAGAGGATCTAGAGTCAGATGCTGTGCGGCTTTTTTCTCAAGCCAATCCATAGGAGTCGAGCTCACATCAGTGAATCGCTCCATAGGAATCCAAGCCATATTCCTGGGGATGACAAATTCATTAGGGCGTTGCTCGATCATACCATGCACATCGAGATACTTTGTTTTTGAATTAGGTGTGCTCCCTTTACCTAAGGGTTGTTCTGCCATGGAATATCCGCGGCTAATCCTAATCTTTTGACCTTCCATGGTGAATGCAGTCATTGGGCCAAAATCTTCGATTGCCTTGATAGTCACAGGTTCGGTGGCGAGTGCGACTCCGTCATCAATGAAAATGAAAGTGCCGGTTTGACCGACACGTGCACGACCTGTCAGCTGTTCTAAAAAGACACTCTTCACTTTCAGACTGTCTTCCTTTACACCAGCAATCTGGTTTTGCATAGAGGAGTGACTTTCGCTGATAAAAAGTTTGTAGGGCTTCTTTTTGCCAGCAAAACTAACGACGTGAGGAAATACCATTCCTTCGATTTGCACGCCGTCCTCTGACTTGACACGGTAGTAGGCAAAGTCATTTGCAGCCTCAGGCTGGTCTCTGAGGTCATCATAAAGGAAAACGCCTTCTTCTGGAGGGCGTGGACCCACTAACATTTTCTCGCCCATAAGATCCACATCATGCATGACGTCTTGAGCTCGTGGGCTGATTTTTTCAAGCATCGTTTTGCAATCATCGTAGCTGATATTTTCACTCGATAAAAGATCGAACATCATATCTGCGGATTGGAGAAGACTGTATTTATTTGGACCTTCGCGCTTAAGGCTAAGTGCTCCTACTGGAATAAGATTGAAGGCAGAGGCAGCAAAGTGGTTAGTGTTAACTTTAGCTTTGCCGGGGAGTTTTGCGATTTTAGTCAGAATTTCTTGATGGCCATGCTTTTTAAAAAGTGGCAGAAGGTGAGCTTCTTTACGGAGCACTTCACGAAAAGCTTCGAGATCTTCGGTGGTGAAGGTATCAGAGATTGCATCAAGGAGAGGATATCCCGCAGAGGCGTAACTGTAGCGACCCTGGAGGGGAGGGTAAGTCGACGTCCACATGCTTGGATCATTGAAGTAGTTACCCGCGGCATCTGCGGGGCGAGCATCAAGCCCTTCAGCGGGAGCCTGAGTAAAGAACGCGATTTTGAAAGTATCAGGAGTGATCGCATGAACTGCCTGACTTTCACTTTCCATCCAGAGATCGAGAGGGGAGAGCTCATAATTATGAATGATAAATGGGACATGAACGGATTTGTTTGCTTGCTCACTGACAAGGTGCAGCGCACCAACAGCAGTTCCAGCTCGATCATCACGCTTTTTGAATTCAATTGTGATGGGAACGGTAGCTAAATCGGGGTGCAACTCTCTTAGTTTAGTAGTGAGTTGCTCCGCCCAATTGCTCGGATCTTCACTCATTTTTTGGGTCTGAAGTTGGGGCAATTGTGGATTATTTACAAATAAATTTTCGAGGCCTGCCATGTGTGGGCTCCTTTGAGGCTAATGCCATTGAAAGCGATTATATCATCGCTCTAGGCTGGAAAGCTAGCTTTGGCTTATATCGCTGAAACTTGAAAGCTAGCTTTGGCTTATATCGCTGAAACTTGAAAGCTAGCTTTGGCTTATATCGCTGAAACTTGAAAGCTAGCTTTGGCTTATATCGCTGAAACTTGAAAGCTAGCTTTGGCTTATATCGCTGA